TATCCAGATAATGCAACAGTACCCATAGGAATTATATTAAATTCCGTAGGCTTGTCGGTGTCTGACGGGTACATTGAATTTTTCCAGTTATCGACCATTATCTCAACTGGTGTATTCGCTATCTCTGCTACCGCTTGAACTGGGATATTGAATCTTTCAGCTACACTGTAGTAGTTGCTGGGGTATGCGTTAGCAGGTGGTATTGAATTATTCATCGTTTTACCATTCCAAACCACAATAGCCTCTGAATCTGGAATATCCTGTGTATCAGCTATGGGTGTGTTACGGCGTTGTTCTGCGGTTAATCCTAGTCTGGCTTGGGTGTTACGGGCTTCTATTTCACCTGCTAGTTTTTCATATTTAACGTGGTTATTATCCTCTGGTTTTCCTAATTTTGTTTTTACTTGCTGATACATTTCAGATAGTTTTTTTACATCTGTCCTATCTGCCAAACCAGCCGCCCCAATAATAGGTGGTCGCCCCTCCATTTCAGTAAATCTTTTAATTCCTTCGGATACGCCATCACTCCTACCCATTCTTTTAACAACCAAGGCATCTTCTATTCTTGTGAACTCGTCTTTTTGTGCTTGCGTGTAATTAAATTGCCCTGGACTTCCGCCACTAGCAAACCCCTCTTTAGTTTGTATGGCGTGTTGAATTTCGTGTAAAATACTACTTAACTGATTAGCATTACCAAGTGTAATTACATTATCCCCATCATCATCTTGATAAAAATTAGCTCCTTGCATTTTTGGATCAACAGTAACCATTGTGTTTTTTAACTTAGGATATGCTGCAAATAAAGTAGGGTGATTTAGTACATCATCCAACTGAATAGCGTTAAAATCTTCCGTTGTAAAATCCTGAGTTATGCCCTTTGCATTTTCAAAGTCACCAACATAATCATCTTCCCCTTGGTTTTTATTAATTAGGTCAATTATATTTTTTGGTAAAACAGAATTAATAAACCCTCTTGATACTGAGACAAGGCTAATAAAATCACCCGATGTTTTTGGGTCTTTTTTTGTCATATCTATAGTAAAAGTTCCATCGTCATTTTTCTTGTATGAAATAGACTGCATTAACCCACTATTGCTACCTCCCTTTGACAGTGTTTTTAATGATGGTTTCAATGAAGCATCACTATCATCAATCTCAAACTTCCATTTCTTGTCCTTAGCATCCATAAACCACCCAGTATCCCTGCGCACAACTTCCTTATCCTCGCCATTGGCTAAGCGTTCCTTAGCGGTAGCAAGTTGATATTTATCGGCTGTTTGGGCGTTTTCACCTGCAAATGAGAAACGAATGTCGTTTGATTTTCCGAATACTCCTGTGTTTGCTGTGGCGGATTTTATTTGGTTCTGGTTAAAAACAGCGTACTGCTCTATATCACCTTGGTCGCTAAACGCCACTCCGTCGTAACCTTTTGATTGCATCTTTTTTGCAAAAACTTTACTTCCATACGTTTTCATTAATCCAGTCCCATCACTAGATTTTCCATTTAAAAAAGTGTACGGTGACGATATATTCAAAAATACTGGCATAGCCAATCCATTACTCTTGTTGGCGTAAATCATATTAATAACTGGCATTTTTGATGCAAAATAAAAAGCCTTACCTATTAATCCTACATCAGATTTTCCAAAGTAATTTAAGTTGAACTCTGAAAAATCAGCATCTGTACCATGATAAACCACTAATGGATCACCATTATCATCAATAACTTTACTCGAGTTTTCAGGATCACTATCCCACCGCCCAAACCAATTCTTAAAATTCTCAGTCCTAACAGCAATCCATTGCTGACGGTTTAGATTGGTGGGTTTGCCATTAGGTGCGACCATGGCCCCCTCTTTAGGCGTACCATCGGCGTTGAAATACTGTGATTCAATTGTGCGGTATTGTCTTAGTGCTTCGGCAAGTTCAACTCTTGATGGTGCGCCGTTTTCATTGGCGTAAGTGGATAACAGGGTTTCTAGGTCTTTATCTGATGTGCTGGCTAGAAGGTTATGGCTATCTGCAAAGTCTGGGTCGAATGCTGCGTCTTCACTCCTAATTTTATTAGAGTCAAAAATAACAATTTGAGCATTAAATCTATCACCTTGAATTATCGAATCAAAACCTTTTAGTTTTACATAGTCACTTACATTAATGCCCATATCATCAGCTTCTTTTTGCAGTGTTAATGTATATTTAGCACTGTTATTGGCTTTTAATAAGAAATTATTAACCTTTCCATGCTCACTAGCGTGGCTGTACATGGATGCAAAATAAAAACCTTTTCCAAATAAATTAAAATCTTCATTTATTTTGTTTTTATCAAACTCATTAAAATCCGACTTTGAGCCATGAAACCAAATCTTATCAACATCAAACCCCATGTCCTTAGCTCTAGCCATCCTAGCCTCTTGTGACATGTCCAATCCTTTAGCAACAGCTCTAAGCCATTCAAACGCTTCTCCAGTATCACTGCCTTCGTAACCTGCTTTACTGGCTTTCATTAAAACAGCGTTACCCGTTGGATTAGCAATAGCATCAACCTTAGCCCCATACTGACTAAGCGCAACCAAGTCACGCGGCGTTAAGCTACGCACAAATCCCATATCAATGCCATAGCGTAACAGTGCCATTCTGATACTGGCTATCCAGTTTTTGATAAGATTGGCTAGTGATGGGGTTACGTTTTTTGGATTCTCTAAAAAGCTCGATATTTGGTAAGCCAGATATTCTTCAATCTGGTCTTTTTCAGGTGTCTTGGCATTAATAACGCGCTGATAAGCCGATAATTCAGTTTTAGTACCTTTGCCGCGCGATGCTTGGTCAAACGATTCACGCGCACTAAACATCATTTTGCTCATGACGGCTTTAGCTTTTGGATCGGTGGCGTAGAAACGGTGAAATAGCTCATGCGATAATACGATGTTTGTATTATCTTTAGTGAGCATATCGGCTACTAAATAGGTTTTGTCGCTGGTGGCATCATACAACCCTTGAATACCGTTTAGCTCGCTGTATTTGTTGGTAATTATGATGTCATCGTCTGAGAATATGACGTAGTTGTTAGTATCTGTTTTACCTTGGTCGGCTTTGTAGCGTATACCTCTGACACCTATGCTGTGAAGAAACTCACTCGCAGCCTTTTCGTCCCAGCTAAATATCTCGGCAACACCGTTGTATACTGAGCCTCCATTGTACAAATCTATGCTATATTCAGCATTTCCTTTTTTATATCTTATTGTATTGCCATAAGAAAAAACTTCATATCCATTATTGTTCAGCGATTTTATTATCTTATTAATAAGTTGTTTTTTTGGCTTTTTATCCCAGTCTAGGTATTGGTCTTGTGTAGGGGAAAGCTCAACTTCATACAGCTTTCCGTTGTTTTTTGAATCTGCTAAATTATTCCTGTACCACTCGGCAATATCTTTTAAGTCGGTAAAATAATGTCCGTATCCGTACATTGCGTTACCTTCTCCCGTACCAATCTTAGCACTATCAAACTTATTATGGTCATGAGGACTTCCGTGCCATACTTGATGAAGCATAGCCGCACCTGCTTCTCTCAAATGCGCTGGCAAATCATTAACCGACTGAACCACGCGCAATTTTCCATTATCCAGCATACCTTGTACTAGTTTTGGTAGCCAAGATTTAACCTGTGCGACTGTTGATGATGTGGTTTGTTGGGGGGATTTGCTGAATTTGACTGAATCACCAACTTTAAATTCACTGGCTTTTTTGCCTAGCACACGCTCGGCATGATACCAATTACCATTTATCTGAACTTGGTCACCATAAACATCGTCTACTTTAAATTCAGGCTGTTTTGATGGCTTATTTTCTGTTTGATTAGTTCCAGCAATCCATATACCAGAATTGCTATCAAACCTTAACCCATCTTCTGCGTAAAACTCACCAGTTCCGCCATTAAATGATATTGCGCTTGGGTCTACATTTATTTTAAATAGCTTGCCGTCTTTATTCTTAATAGTCGCATAATACAATGGACTACTGTCACCAAAACCAGTTGTTGTTTTAGCGTGTGAAAAATACGATTGCTCATTGAATGACTGCGATTTATCTATGCTTTCGGCTGCTTTCTTGGAAGCCCCATGATAAAGAATTATGCTTCCGTCGGAATTCTGTTTTACATTAATTCCGTATGACTTTGCTTGAGACGCCACATCATTATCTGGAGATTTACTAAACCTAACACCACTATTAGCTTCACCCAACAAAGCCGCCACAACTGGCGAAAATTTAGCCAAGGTTTCATGCGGCAATGACTTTAAATAATCGTCCATGTCTGCAACTGATAGTTTTTTGCCATCGGGGAATATATACACACAAGCCATTGTCGTTCCTTTGCGCTTCGCAGCGATTAATAAATTTATGGGTTATTGTATCATAAATGGGAAATGGTGTTATAATGTAGTTGGTGTCGTAGCCATAAGCAGCAATCAAACAAAGGTGTTTTTTGTTTTTCAGTTGGGTAAGTTATTGCACCCTCTACGACCTGAAAAATAGAACACCTTTTTTTGCGAGTAAAATAAAGTGAAAAAGTTAATTGAAGTAAGTAAAAATGTAATTGGAAATAGTGAAGTTAATGCCGTTTCTGCGCGTGAATTATACCTAGGACTAGGGTTCGATAAATCTAACTGGGCAAAGTGGTCTGCTTTAAATATCGAACAAAACGAGTTTTTTTCGCAAGGCGTTGATTTTATTAAACTCGTTACAAATACGAGCGCAAACATTCCCAATCCGCCAAAAGACTACGCAATCAGTATTGATTTTGCTAAGCACATATCAATGATGGCCAAGACTACAAGGGGTCATGAGTATCGTAATTACTTCCTAGAATTGGAAAAACAACCAGTAAGCCTAGTAACCGTTGCTACCGAATTAGAAGGCGCGATAAAAATAGCCAATCTATTTGGTTTTTCTGGCAATCAAGCGTTATTGTCAGCCAATAAAGCAACAAAGAATAAAACTGGAATTGACTGTGTTGAATACTTCGGTTTTGAGCTTATTGCACCAGTGAAACAGCTTGCGCTTACTCCTTCTGAAATTGGTGTGCGTATCGGTGGGATATCGGGTCAAAAGGTTAATCAGTTGTTAAAAGATGCTGGTTATCAGGTTGATTATCGAGCGCCAAAGAATGTGCTGTATTGGCCTCCAACTGATAAGGCTAGTAATTTATTTGAACTATTCGACACGCCTAAAAAACACAGTGATGGCACACCGATAAAACAGATAAAATGGTTTGAATCGGTTATTGAATTAATCACCGTTTAATCACAACAAAGACCGTCACTGTGCGGTCTTTATCAAATAGGTAAGGTTATGTCATACAACATTACATTCTGGAAAACAAAAGAATTAACTGATTTAAAAATACCAGTGGCTTCGTTTTATAAAAGCGAAAGAGCAGACTGGCATCCACAAGCCGAAGAACTTAATGATAATCTAGTGAGGATTAATCTTTTTGATGAGGAGTCATACATTATAGGAACCGTAATTGATGGAGTGATTACTGTATCTGAAATCGACATATATGGCGAAGGTAGCGGATCGGTAGTCGACATTATTGTTAATCCTGCATTTCAAGATAGCACTGGAAAATTAGTGGCTGTAAGAGTTTGGGAGGGTGGCGATTCTATAGATAGAATTACTGTTGATAACGGTGTTGTGACGATTGAAAAAATTGAGCTTTAATTGGTAATGTTATGAAAACAACTGAACAAATACAAGCAGAATTAGACGTATTGCAAGCTGAACTTGAAGCGGTAAATTCTCGATTCGATGAAATTGACAGCTTAAAAAAGAAACTCGCCGATGAGCAAAAAGAACTCCTTGACAGGCATAAGGCGTTAGTCGGTCGTGATATGTGGAGCAACAATCTTGGTGGATTGATAGGTAAAGCAAATCTTGAATTGCTTGAATCAAAGTCACCGATTTATGAAAAGATTGACTATTCAGGCAGAATAACCCGTATTATCAGTGTTGATAAAAAATGGATTGAACTGAAAGCCGACGGTCAATCACTGGATTCATCAACAAAGTACAATCGTGAAACAGGGTGGCGTATGCGTAGCCGTAATGATCATGGTGTAATTGATGCGCAAAAGGCTTTATTAATTTGGAATGAGTTTAATGGGGTGGCGAAATGAGTAAGCAATTAGGAATAAATAAACCGATGGACAAATTAGCCATTGATTATGGGCTTGGGTATTGGAGCTGCGTTAGTCCATTAAGCGGTTTATTTTGGCTTAGAAGTGACGGTTTAAGCATTAAATTACTTGATAACAGTTCTCCTATTATTGAAAATCTTGAGTGGTACGATACTAATAAACCTATCGGCAAAGACTGGCAGCAACCAGAAACCGAAGAAGAATTTTTAAATCGTAAATTACCATGTGACATTAAGATAGGTAGCGGTATAAATAAAGCTGGTACATCAATACGGACGCTTCTGTTAAGAGCGAATAATGCAATTGCTAGTCAAGATATTGTTATTGACAAGGAAAGGCAGGCTTACGCTAAGAAGCTATTGCTCGGTTTAATAAAGAGTGACAATAGAGATGATAGTGTCGTTGAAAGTAAAGGTATTGATAATTCCGATCCAGTTGGGGATTTGCAATATCAATGCGCTCAAGAAAAAATGAATGACTTGATTAGCAGCAAACAACTGACTCTGATACAAAAGCCATTCAAATACCCTTGTAATGGGGCGTTGTATTTCACTAAAACCTACAAACACCAAGTAAAAATTTCTGGTTTTTTTGGGTATGATAATAAAATAATAATTGGAAACATAGATGGAATTAGCAATAATTCTTTCTGGTGTCCTGAAACTGGCGAAGCGGTTAATCCGTTCGGAGATACTGTAATTAGTAATGATTTAATCATGTTTTGTTGGGAGTAGCTTATGAAAAAAGTAATAATTGACGGCATTGAATATGTGCCAAAAGCTGAAATACCCGCAATGACCGACAAAGCAATGCAGTCACTTTTGGAAAGCCTAACTGAAATACAATATTTTTGCGATTGTCCTCATAAACATCGTGCTTGGGAGTGGAATGCGTTAAATGCTATTGCACCTGAGTTAGCAGATATTTCTAGTCAAAGTCCAGTAGCGGCTTATAAGCGTGTACATGGGGTTGATGATGATTAGGGCGTACAAACCAAATAAAACCATACCTATCAATAAAATAATTACATTATTGAGCTTAAACACTAAAGAGTCATATTCATTTAATACTGATTTAGGGGAGGTTTGTTCATGGAAACAACACGAATATGCCGATGCTGTGCAAAGTGATATAAGGCGATTAGTTTATAGGTCTTTGCCGTTCAAAATAAACATAAATAAATTAAGTTTTCAATTTATGAAAATTGATGGTGGTGTTGACTGGCATATTGATGGTCATACAAAAACTTGTATTGTTTTACCGTTAAAACTACCTAAAAAGGCTTCATTAATGGTTGAGATGTCATCAAGGAGATTGAAAGTAGGTGTGTTTTATCGCTTTTCAGATTACCGTGAGCATTGTTTAGATTGTAATATCCAAGCAAAGCCAATTCTACTAATAATTGAGTATGATGTATGACTAAATACATTGAATTTATGCCGCTTGAAAGATTCCTAAATAAAAGATACTGGATAGTTTACGAATCGCGGCAAAAAAAAGCTATGGACTGCATATTCTCCGACAAGATATTTACAACCTTAAAGTGATGACGAGATGGAATAACAATAATGACCATGCAAAAACTAAGGCGCAAAGATGACTAAATTCACCATAAACTCAACTACGGCAAAGCAAAACTGTATAAATTTCATAATGGCAATTGATTCTAGCAAAAAGCCAATTATGGACGTTTCCATCATTCCATTTAAAAAGGATAGGACGCTACCGCAAAACCGTTATTACTGGGGTGTTGTGTTAAAGCATATCTGTGAATACACTGGGAATACAAAATTAGAAGCCCATGACCTATTCAGCGATGCCTATTTACCAAAGAAAACAGTTATAATTGGAAGTAAAACATTTGAGCGTACAATTAGCACAACTGAGCTTGACACTGTAGAATTTAATGCCTTTATTGATTGCGTGTGTCGATATGTAGCAGAAGAACTAGGGCTTTATATTCCACTACCAAATGAGAAATTATAATGAAATTTAAAACAAGAGAGTTGACGGGTGACAATCTTAAACGTGCCTTGGCATTGGCTCAAGACTGGAGTGAGTCTATAAAATTTGGCTTTCCTGTTTATGCGAATAAAGACGGTAACGTCATGTGTGCAATTCAATTCTACGACCCTGAACACGACTGGTCACAATGTGGTGAATTGATTGATAAATTCAATATCAGTCTAACATTTGAAGAGGATGGATTTTGGTCGGCTACTTGCTATGATGAAAATACAAATGAAGGTGAAGATGTTGGCTTAGGCAAAACTCCGCAACAAGCTATCTGTCGGTGCGTGGTTGCTAGTGTTTATGGTTATGAGGTGGAGTTGTGAGTATAAAAACAGAATACTTCTGTGATGATGGTTATATCTATATTGTGATAGGCGATTCCATAGAAGAAAACAGACTGTTCGTGAAAAACAAGAATGGAAAATCATATAAACATGAGTTAATTAGCGATAAATTTGCTAACGAGATAAATTGCAGTGATGCCGATATTATTGATATTCGTGCAAATAAGGCAGGCAACGACAATGCAAAAAATTAAACCATACCGAAGCAAAAAACACCTTGCTTGGATTAGAACAAAGCCGTGCTGTCACTGCGGAACTAACCTTGATATAGTCGCACATCATTTGATTTCTTGTGGGCTAGGCGGATCAATGGGAAGTAAGCAGCCTGATAGCTTAACAATTCCGTTGTGCGTTCGTTGCCACGCGATTGTCCACGCATCAGGTGGTACGACAACAATTAATCAGCTTTGGTATTTATACCAGTTGATTAGGCTTGCGGTTCGTAATAGAGAATTAATAGCTGGAGATACTCTCATGGGGTTTTGTGTGGCATCAGATGATACTAACTACCTAACTGATTTTGCTAACTGTGTTCGTAATGAGTTTGCTAGTGGTAAAATGGCGTTGAAGTAAATAATTACCTAAGATAGATTTTAATCAAAAAGGAAATACAATGTTAAAAGTTAAGCGCAAAAAAGTACGTTACACCGAAACAGAAACGACCTACACTGATTATCACGAAAAACCTGCTATTGAGCCTACCAAGCCGATGAACAAGGCGCAGGAGCGGTACATTAAGGCGATAAAGAGCAATATCGTTACTTTTGGCATTGGAGTGAGCGGGTCTGGCAAGACGCACGTCGCCGCAGGTGTTGCAGCTGATATGCTGCGCGAGTACAAAACAGAAAAAATTATCATCACTCGCCCAGTGTGTGAAACAGGTAGAAACCTTGGTGCATTACCAGGCGAATTAGCGGATAAATACAACCCTTACGTCGAACCATTAATGAACTTGCTTGATAAACAATTGGGTGTAAGTTTTGTTCGGAACCTTGTAAAAAACGGTAAGATTGTCATCAAACCGTTAGAGTTTATGCGGGGAGTTACCTTTGATGACTGCGTAGTTATTTTAGACGAAGCTCAAAACTCTACTCCAGAGCAGGTTAAAATGTTCCTAACCCGCACAGGTAAAAACTGCAAAGTTATTATTACAGGTGATACAGCTCAGAGCGATTTAAGACAGAAAAATGGTCTTACTTGTGCAGTTGATAAATTAAGGAATTTAGATGGAGTGAGCGTGGTTGAATTTACCTTGGATGATATTGTTAGGCACGGTATCGTTAGAGATATTTTAGTGGCTTGGGGTTAAATCTTAGGCAATAAAAAACCCGCTTCGGTATTAACATTGGCTGACTTTTTGTATAAAGTCTATTAGGAAAACTCCCACTTTACTAGGATCTTAGATTTTCATTGTCTATCAAGTAGGCAATGGTATTTCCATATTAATTAAATTTTTATACAGTTTTGAGTTCTGTTTTTTTAGGCTGGACTCAAAACAGCAACTCTTATAACTATAAGGTTAATACGATTCCCTAAGAGTTAGGGTGTTCTCCCAATTGAACTACTAAAAAACTTGGAGCAAAGAACTAAGTGCCGTGCTTAGTATCAGCCAATTTTAGGTAGGCTCATGCTTTAACTTAAGCTATCTTTGCAAAAATTGGAGAGACAACCCAGAATCGAACTCGAGTGACCTGCTTGGAAGGCAAGCTAACAACCTTTGTATATTCGCAAAACTACAACTTACTTTTTAATCACTCTACCTTTTGAAAATCCACTAGGAAAATCCCCTTTTGAATCACTCCATTTTATACTTACGATTCCATTGGTTAGCCAATAAGTACCGTAGTTAGAATTTTTTTCACCCTGCTGATGATTATTCTTTAACATGGTGTTTTTTCTCTTTTCTCTGGCACAGCTACTTCTAGCAAGGTCGGATATTTCTTTTTGCTTATCTGGATTCATTAAAACCTTGCTAAATCTTCCTTTTTTAGCCATATCCAGCATATTATCAAGATGACTTCCTAAAAACAAATGCTCTGGATTGCAGCACCTTGGATTATCACACTTATGAAGAACTAGCGTGTCATTTTGGATAATTCCGAAGTGAATAAACCAACTTAATCTATGTGTTCTATGGTTTTCATTTTCGCCGCACCCTCTTAGGTGTATTGTTCCGTAACCACTAGGAAGCCTTGATCCTTGCCACTCCCAGCAGCCATCATCTATTTTTAAAACCTTCTTCCAGAAGTTTAAAATCTGTTTTTCGGTTACTTTCATGAAAATAATACCATTAATTGATAATTAAAAATGGTATTTTACTTGAGTAGAACAAATAAAGCAAATTATAATTATCAGAGTGGCTGGACTCGAACCAACGACCGAACGCTTCCAAGGCGTTCATTCTACCACTGAAATACACTCTGATAATTATAACTTAAAAACAGGCGGACAGAATCGAACTGCCAGTATTACGTCTCCCATGTCACCAGAACACATTAACGGAATCGAACCGCATCTACAACCCACCAGAGACCTGTATTTAATTTTAAAACTAACTCAATCGGTAGCCACCGCATCTTTACGCGCTACAGGTCAAGAATCAATCGAATTAGCTTTAAAATTCCCCATTACTTTAGCGAACGGGGTTACTTGCAATTTAACGTCTGTCGCTCTGAGCCGATGAACCGTTAGTTGCTGGTATTGCATTGAAAATAGTCGAAGCACATATAAGTCATCAATGCTGTTTCCGTGACTAGCGGACTCGTTACTTTCAATTTCTGATAACGTCATTGTCACCACTTAAGGTACACTTTCACCAATAACGGCATCGTAACTTTTTCAACACATGGTTAATAGGCTAAAAAATAAAGCCACCTAGTCCAATGACACAGTGATAGCGACTCACATAAACCCTCATTGACGATACTTTTAACGCCTAAGCGTATCGTCTCACATTGATTTAGGGTAAATCATAGACGGCTTTAATAGATTTTATTGCTGATAACGCCATTAATGACGGCATCGTAAATTTTTCAACACATGGTTAATAGGCTATTTATGATTGATATAATTGTCGCCCCAAATTCCGTAGCTACTTCACAACCGAACATAATTATAACCTACTTTTTCAAATATACACTTAAAATTGCAGTGATATTTTTAGACATCGTAGTGTTTTTTTCTTTTGAATCAGTTTTAATAGCGTCACGCACTGATGTTGGCATTGTCACGCTAACTTGTACGTTTTTATCAACTGGGGGCGGTGGAGGTACAATAGAATCACCAAACTCATGTGCGCCAATATCAGGTATTGCTTTACGCACAGATTTAAAGAAGTCATCCTTTACTGCTGCCAATGCAATGCCTTTGCCAATCATCGGTGAACTGGGTAGCAGTCTGAAATAATCACTGGTTAATAAGCCACTTTGCACAGAACCAGACTTAGCTAATAATGGATCAGCGTTAAAATCCCAGCTGTTATTTGATAATGCCAAGCCATTTTTTGACGGGATATTTACACCACCAACAACCAAGTTATTTTTGATAATCGAGTTTGAGTTAATGCTACCTGTGGAAAAATCACCGATAATCGTGTTATTGGCAATTAATGCACCGACCAAACCAGGACCATTAACCTCTGTCCACTCGAAAGCGTCAACGCCACCACCGTACATAAAATTATTGATAATTGTGTTATTTGTGGAGCGTGGTTTATTTGTCCGTTCATCGGCTAACGTGAGCGTGCTATTGCCCTTGTATCGCATAGGAATAGCTGGATTTGACGACACATAGACAAGGTTGCGTTGAATTAAGCTGTTACTGGTATCTGAAATGTACAAGTTGATAGTCCAGTTGTCATAAACAACATTATCTTCCATTGTACAAAATTCAGCTTCAAAGCATGATAAGCCTTCGCCCCAGTTGTTAAAAACCGTGTTACGTCTAAACGTAGCGTAAGAGGTAATGCCAGCTTTCAATGCAGACGCATCGACATTTCTAGCCGCACTCATGCCAGTTCCCCAGCCACCAGAACCCGCTTTAGCTGAATTTTGTCGTGCGTTCTGCCATACGATAGAGTCTTCAACGGTGTTGTAATCGCCGTTAATAATAACGCCTTGTTCCCATGAGTGATGGACATTCATGTGGGATATTAAGTTATGCGCCCCTGCCACTTGGATACCGTAGCCGCCCTGATTTATACCCGATGTATTTGAGTTCTTTACCTCAAATCCTGAAATATTGTTGTTATTACCATTGACTGCCAACATAACGCCCCAGTTACCTTTTGGTAGTGAGCCGCCTCCGTCAATGACAGGCGTATTGTTCTGGTATGCCGACAAGGTGATGTTGTTTTTATCCATCGATACGGTTTCTCCGTAAACACCTGTCATGACGTAAACAGTATCGGCTGGTTTCGCTTTTGATAAGGCATTTCCGATAGTTTTTAGCGGTGTGGATAATGCTGTGCCATTGCTGGAATCACTACCCGTTGGTGATACATAATAGGTTGCCGCACTTGCTTGAAATGAAAGCAATACGAACAAGGTAAAAATTAATTTAGTGATTTTATTCATTATTTGTATTCAAATGTTGTTGATTGAGCTATTATTATATCACCTACGGATATGGTCAGACTAATTACCCGACCTAACGCGCCTTGAACAAGCGTTTCCGTAGTTCTAATTTGTTCAAACCACTTTATCCACGTTCAAGGATTTCAAAATGAAAAACTCACAAAAACCAACACCGTCTGAAAAATCAACTCCAGACAACCAAGTATTTACCCATCCTGCATACGGATTAATCACAATGACTACTCGTAACGGTGGTAACACTTCGTTATTCGGTTCTGATATTGGGCATAATCAATGTATCTCAATAAAGATTGAGCAAGCGGAGCATCACCGTCATTTAAGTAATGATTGGAATCATGGCACTGAAACCGTGTGTGAATTTTCAATGAGTCATGCTCAATTTTCCAGATTTATAACCAGCAATGGTAATGGCAGTGGTACACCTGTTACGCTTGAGGTTTACCGCGATGAAAATGGATCGCGCCTATTAGCTCCGTACATAGAGAAAATAGAAACAAAACATCAAACTCATCGGCAAGAAATTAAAGATAGCTGTTCAAAAGCTATTGAAAGGATGAAAAGCCAAGTTGCCGAACTTGAGGAATTGATAGCTGGAAAGCCAACGAAGAAACAACTGCAACAATTGCATCATTCGTTAAAATGCACTGTGGACAATATGCCGTCAAATGTTGCGTTTACTGTGCAGCAAGCAGAAGAAGCATTGGATGCAGCGACCCATGATGCTAAAGTTGAGGTCGAATATTACATTACCGCAACTGCTCAACGGATTGGTTTTGACCACATTAATGACTTGGCTAGAATTGAAAACAAGGGGTTGGTGCAATCATGATTAATAAATGTACGCAAGATTTTGTCGATAAGTTTTATGTAAAACACGGAAAACCATGTTGCGCTGGTTGTGACTGGTGGCGGTGGCATAATTCTCTGGTTGGAGACTGCACAAGACGCGCCCCAGTTAGTAGTGCAGAGTCATTGGCTTTTTCTGGAATAGAAAATTGCTCTTTGGTTGACGTTGCTTCTCACATAAGCACAAAGCGTGATTATGTTTGTGGTGATTTTATTGATTCTGCTAATTTATTGGTGCAATCATGATTAATTACGTTTCGCTACAAATACCAGTATTCTTTACTAAAGATGGTACGCGCCGTACCTGTGCAAATAAAGAAGGTCAATGCGTTTTTGCGAGCATTGGTATTACTGGCGTGTCAGTGTGCCACTGGTCGAAACCTATTGAGGTTCTTAGAGAAAGTGACTATGGTTTTACTATTCCGCACAGCGATTGTCCATTGATTGATTTACCTGCTAAAGAACAATATACCTGCGACAAATGCCATCAAGTCAGTGAAGATAGGCTGTGTATGGAATGTTATTGCACCGTGTGCGGTGATGAATTGGAAGCTGGGTGGTGTGTTGAATGTTCGGCTAGTGAGGAGTATGGCGATGAGTGAATTACCAGAAAAAGTAATAGTATCGTCTGGATGTCATGATTGTATTTTTTTACAATATGATTTTGACCAAGAGGGAGATGGGTGTGTATTAAATAAGCAGTTGTTTTGTTCAACATATTCAATGAGAGACGCTAGGCACCCTAAATGCCCACTACTAACGCACACTATCAAGGTGGTAAAAAATGATTAACAAGGTAGCAGAAATGCTGGACGGTCTGGAATACCCAGATGACCCTAGTCAAGAAATAATAGAAATGGCAAAGGAGAATAACATGGTTATCGTATTCGGCTCTAGCGATGACTTAATAGAGTTTCGCGGTGCTATTCGTGATGAGGTTAGTGCGTGGGAGGGTGCGACTGTATTTATCAGCAATATCGGTCTTTTTGAAGAATGTGAATGCGAGTGCAAATACTCAATATCAGAAAAAAATAAATGCAGCAAAGTCGATGCTATCTGGGATGACAAAGACCGTAATTGCTCATGGTCATACAAAACCGATATTACTCATGCTGAGTTTAAGGTAATGGAAGATGATGATGTGTATTGCTATGGGATTGTGTTTTCACTGGATGATTTATCCTAAATAGTCAAGAAAAACACCCGCCCGATTAAGGCGGGTTATCTCCTAACACCGTATTTTGATCACTCCCTGACGCTTCATTTCATTGACGATATTCAACCATTCTGCGTCAATTGCGTCGGTGATTTTTGATTGCAAGTCGTTATCTTTTGGCTGTGCTTTGCTAAACAAGGGCATACCCTCATTAATCACTTTCTGACGCATCTCAGGCGTGATAATCAATGCTGGTTGTGTTCCTGTACTCAAATTAACCGTGCCGATTTTACCACCAAATTTACGCGCTATTTCCCGTGCCACCAAGGTAATTAATGCTGGATTTTCTTTTTCATCCAATCCATATTGGTTTCCATACATTGCATTTCCCCATGACTCCACATTCTCACTACTTGGCATTTGTTCAGCAGTAGCCCAAGCAACAATAGACTGATTGTTATCAATCGCACTAGAAACTATCTTTTTTAATATAAGTGTTATATAAGCTGTTGATGGGGTTTTACTTGATGACGAGATAAAAGGGGCTTCTGGTATTTTTTCACTATCATCCAAATACTTTTCATCCCTATAATTATTCTCTATTAATGGCTTTCCTTTATATTTAGCTCGATAATCATCCGCTCTTTGTGATTGTATTTCTTCAACAAACAGTATCTTTTCACCATTATTAGTTTCTCTATCAGTAAGCCTTGACCATACAATAGCTTGACCATCGCTAATTTCTCCATAGTGCATACGATCATTTTCGTTATATGATTCAGCTTGAGGTGCAGTAACAATTAATTCCCTGTAATTTTCTCCACCTTCCTGCTTTAGCCAATCATCTGAATTAATAGCATTACCGCCCTCTCCTTCAACATAATTGCCAGATACGTCCGTCATTTCAGATAATAAATCGTCCAGTTCATCATCTGATAATTCGTCACCTTCATTAGTTACCCTCCATTCTTCCTGTTGTCTTACATCGCCGTCATCATCCATGTATGAACCTTTTGGATAAACAGGAATTCCGTTTAATTCAATGGTATCAACTTTCACGCCATTAGTATCCAAGAACCGAACCACATCATCACGGCTAACCTTGCCCTGCATATCTAAAAATTCATTTAATCCAGACCAGTAAATTTCATCTTTCTTGACCTCAAATTTACCAGCATTACCATTAATCCAAGCCTTTACTGCTGCGCCGTTGGTAAATACTTTTTCAGGTGCTAATAAAAACGCTTTTCGTAGAGCTGAGTAAAACCGTGCTTGCTGTTCCGACAACTTAACCACTTCATCACCACGCCCCACATTATCAAACATCAGATCATTGGGTGCGTTTCGTAATGCACTACTTGCCACAGACACTAAATCTTGCTCATTTAGCGAATTTGCCCAACGCACCCACTTCAACTGTTCCAACTTAGGTAATGCTTTGCCCAATGCGCGCAACTTTGATTTAAACCATGCTAGGAATTTTTGATTGATTGATAATTTAGGATGGTACTCAACTAAATAAGCTAATACCTCGTGCATAACATCTTTTTTTGATATAATAGTCGGTGATAAGTCTGCTTCAACAGGTTTATCACCTGACATAACATTACTATTCGGAGTAACATCATGCCTATTGTCAATTGTACCACCTGCAATACCATTCTCACTAGAACCAACACCCAGATTAGAGTTTGTAAATCTGGATTGTTCTTTTGTTCTAATTCGTGCAGAGGTATCTTTACTAATAAATCCATTGTTTTCCAATGCGCTAATTGCGGTGTCGATGTAATTAGACAGCCTAGCAGCATAAAATCCACTGATGTTTTTTGCAGTCAGTCTTGCTCCGCTACTTTCCTTCGTGCCAACGACAGAATTAACTCCAGCAAGCCTTGCGTTCAATGCGGAAATATCTTTCATGTCAATCCCGCTAGATTTACTAAACTCAAGGGGGTTGTTTGCTGCTCCAGAGATTGCAGAATTAAATACATTCATAGCAATCCTAATGGGTATGTCGGAAAAAGAGGATATAGAGTTATCAGTATTAACGGGAAGACTATCTATGAGCATAGACATATCGTAGAGATGTCCATTGGCAGAAAGCTTTCCGTTGATGAGCATATTCATCATATCAATGGGAATAAACTCGATAATAGAATTGAAAATCTCGTCATTACTGACAATATCTCTCATGCTAGACACCATAATCCTAGCTTTATTGATACCGACAAAGCCAAGATTCTTGTTGAGTCTGGTCTCAAGTACACTGAGATTGGAAAGATTCTTAATTGCCACCCAAGCTCTGTTAGAAGGGTTCTTGACGTTATTGGTGCTTATACCCCTGCGTACACCAGAACCAATTATGATTTCAATGTTATTTATCAGCTTATTGATAGCGGTCTTAGCATTAGAGATGTCGCTACTAGAATAGGCGTTTCTTATGCTTGTTTGTGGAACGCTATCGATAGGCATAGAGCTAAGACTAAAAGAGTTTAACGCTCTAATGTATGCCGCTTGGACGGGTTTGCTAAATTTTCTCATTCGTTCAAGCTGGTTTAAAATTTCATTAAATTCTTTTTGCTCAAGATTTAAGTTTTGCGCGTGAACACCGATTTCATGCAACATTAAACCCTTTAAATCTTTACCCTTTGCAATCTGTTCAGCAATCAGGATGGTTTTATCGTGCTTAGCAGAATAATAGCCCTGTACGTTATCAAGATTGGCTGTGGGTTCAAGTGCTTGCGCTTCGGCGCGAGTCATTACCTCGAACTTCCCAGTAGCCAACAACCTCTGAGTCCATCCACTGCCATATTCACGATCCATCACTGTGCGTAATGCGCTGGTTAGTGTGGTTTTGGTGTGGGCGTTTGTTGGCGTGGTTGATTTTGATGGTTTGATACTATCAATGCCATCAACTTTATCAAAAACAGGATTACCTGCTGATTTAGCCGCTTTAACTAATTGATGCGGTGTTAACTCAATTCTTCCAACTTTACCGTCTTTAATAGTTTGAATTGTAAAATTTTGCTTAAGGTCGCTATTTTTTAAGATGTTTGTATCGCTGTAAGATTCGCCGTTAATTAACAAGTTACCAATAGGTGTCGCTGAACCGTACCTCTCTTTGAATCCAGCTCTTAGCAATGCTACATAAAGATTTTGTCTAGCTGATTTAGATATTTTGTTTTTTGGCGCAACGAGCTGTGCCGATTCTTCGGTGTTGGCGGGTTGTGATTCATTGGTTGCACTATCTTCCCCTTCTGCTTTTAAATCAGCAATATGCCTAGCGATATAATTCCTTGCGTCAAGACTTAATCCTTTAGTTTCAAGGCTGAACTCCTCGTTCTCATAAGCGCGTATTAATTTGTCATACCACCCAGTAGCCAGACTCCTTTTATTGTCCGTTCCTTTCGCGACCTCCTTATCGAACTTGTCTTTAGCTCTGCCACTCATTAATGCGCGTTGCGTTCCTGAGATGTCAAAATGACTTGCTCCAGACTCACGATAAGGCTTATCTTCTTCCCATACATTTTGCCGTTTTTTAGGTACGATATTTTTAAAAATACTTCTTTCTTGGTCAATGCTTTCCAGTGTATCCTGCTCATTTTTTAGAATTTGGTATATTTGCTCTGTTTTTTCTTCATCCAGTGTAATTGAGTATATGAGACCTTTTGTAACCCTAACTTTTGGTAAAAAGTCTCCATTCCATCCATTATGAACCTTATCTGATAAATGAGTTTTTACTTCGTCAATTAATTCTTGAGTAATTCCGTTTGGATAGTTTTTTTGTTCATTATCAATAGAGTTGTCATATAGGATTGCTAAACGGTCTTTTTCAGCTTCAAATTCTTTGAGTTTTTCACTATAATTTAGCGATTTAGCACTTTCTCCATTTTTCAATCTATTAACTAACGACAACATTTCTTTGTTGGCTAATTTTATTTTGGCAAGGATGTCAGTGCGGGACGGTTCGATAGCGTCATTATTTTCCATATTAGCCAGAGCATCACCCAGCAAACTATCACCAACCATCAACAAAGCCGATAGTGCGGTTTCTTGTTCTTCGTTAAGCTCAATGCCAAGTAATTTGGCAACGGCGTGAACAAATTGAGTCCACGCGGTTTTATCTTTGCCAATTTTAATATCAGCAAGCATCTTTTGGAATGCTGGTTCGGTTAATCCGTAGGTGATAAGTTCGCGTAGGTTTTCGCTTGTTAATGCAGATATTTTCTTTAAATCGCCCGTAATGCTATTTTTTTCAACGTGCTTGGCAATTAGATTAGCAATCAGTTTAAGTTGAGTACGCGCTATTTTTTCGTCTTTGGTTAGCGTTGATTCATTCTTGCTCATAATGGCGTTAATCTTTTCGCCCGTTACCGCGTGAATCAGCTCGTGAATAAAGGCTTTCTCAGTGGTATTTTCCTTTAGCTTTGCGATTGCAGATAAATTAACAGACACGGTTTTGGATGCGTAGTCATAATTCATTATGCCAGATTCGCCGCGATTGTTTTTCAGCGTATCGGAAATGGTTATGTTTATTCCGTCTGGCAGTATTCCAGTGAGCTTATCAGCTAGTATTTGGTGTAGCGGCGTTGCACTATTTGCTTTGATATGCTCTAGGACGGCGGTTGTGTTGCCGTTGTTTATTGCGGTGTGTAGTGGTGACAATTTCTGTGGTGTATTTTTAAGCTCTTGTGTATATTTGCTTGGTGCTGATTGTGTTTCTGCGAAAATTAGTCTATTAAGCAAATCTCTACCAACTGTTGCGGCATAATTTGTTGCTTCCGCATATCCTGCGTCACCACCTTTCGAAAAATATTCGGATGCTTTTGCAGTATTATCTACCTCTTTTTGTAACTTGTCAGAATTAAACCCATTATTAATTAAAGACTTAACGTATTCATTTTTGTCTTCATCACTATTAAACCTAGAAAAGCTCCTTATTTCAATGCTAACATTATTTCCGAGTTTTGGCTTCTTACCTATTTCTGACTTACTGTTTTCTTTAGCTACGCCTTGCTTAATAACTCCAAACACAGGAATACCTAGTTCACCAGCAACATTACCAAGCAAAGCCTCTGCCCCACCCTTAAACAGATAAGCCTTGAGTGCTGGCAAACCTTCAATAGTGATTTGCTTGTCGCCGTTCAGAGGGTCGTTGAATGTGTAGATACAGTTAGACATGAGTATTCCTTTCACCTTGCGGCGATAGTTTGGGTTTATGGGTTTATTGTAACATGGTTTTGTGTGTTACAATAACAGTGTGGGATAGACTTAGCGGTTGAAGATTTGTTACCTTGACAAACTGCCCACGCTATCATTCAAGGTCTATTTTAAATTAAGGGTTTAAAATGAAAGCATCAGAAATATTCTCGCACAGAGAATTACTTAATCGCCTATCCGATTACAAGGAAAGTACACTGGATTTTTTAGGTTATTCATTGAAAAATGAAATTGACTTTAATGTCTTTTTACCATCACGAGGAAAAAACCTGCAACGTAATTTTATTTGGTCGCACCATCAAAAACAAGAGCTTATTTACTCAATACTAAAGGGAATTAGCATAGGCAGTGTATCTATCCTCCGAAATACTTGTCCATTCACAAATGAGGAATGGAAGAAATTTCAACAAGAAGGACTAACTGAATTACCTCACTTTTTTAAGTATGAAGTGATTGATGGTAAACAACGGATTATGACTATAATTGACTTTCTTAGTGGTAAATTTTCCGTGAACATAGATGACGTTGATTTTCTTTACTCAGAATTACCATGTGATTTATCAAGACTTATAAATGGGTATAACATTGTCTCTCATGAAATATCCATGCCGCACTCAGTTAGAATGAGTGATGATGAAAAAATAGAGTGGTTTAAGACGATTAACTTTTCTGGAACGGCGCAATATGAGAGTCATCTTAAAGGGTTATAGGTAATTTAAAGGTGCAACGTTGCACCTTTAATTGGAAATTGAAAATAATCCTTGAAAAATAACGAAAGGTCGCTATAATTGAGCTGTGGTTACTTCTCTATTTGTTCTTAGCGGGACAATAAATAGAGAAGTAACCAGTTAAAATAAACCGTTGTGAAAGTCCCGCTAGATTTCAGCACAGCGTATAAATTTTGAAACCCGCTTGCTGAACTCAGTATGCGGGTTTTTTTATGTCTGCTATTTAGCCATAAATAACCTATGTGCAGTCCGATACACTTTAGTTTAAGCCTTTGCATGGGGCAGATTATCAGGAAGCTATGCACATCCATAATGAAAAGAGTATGGCGGAAAAGGAAATAAGGCACTCATAATTGTGCTTCTGAGTGATTTAGATGGTAAGGGGCATTTTAATCATGTCACCGCGTGCAAATCGTTAAGAATCCATCCGACTGGTTGACATGAGGGTCGAGGGGATATAGAGGGGAAAGCACTCTATACTAAGCTCATGGTTCGGGAATCCGACTTGGAATTTAACAGGTAGTTTTCAGTAATAACTAAGCCAAAACTAACCATCACTTATCTAGTGTTTGGGGTAGGGGGAGTTCTTGCTTGGATATACCAACAGGCTAATAGGGAAAGTATATTTCTGCTTTACTTAGTTAACAGAATAGGAAGTAATTATGAAAATATGGCTAAAAATACCAGATTGTGAATTGCAACAAGCAATAGAATTGGGTTGTAAAAAAGATAAGAAAAATGGTATTTGGTTTATTAATTGCCAGCCTGATTTTCAACCAATAATGAAATGGGTTTTTACTGGTGACTTGGGAAGTATTAGGACTATAAAAAAGATTACTAACGGGTCTTTGTGTAAGCTGGCACACAAGTTAGGAATGGCTGGTAATGTAGGTAAAAAAGCTGTTGGTGAAAAGTTAATTTGTCATTTTGGATGGAGTGGATTGACTCCAAAAGATGCTATATCGAAATATCTTAGCGAAAAACCACTAATCTTTGGCATAGCTCCGTACAAAAAAAGCACAACAAGTTATAGCTTTAGACATCCAGAATCCTTAATTGTAAAGACTGTTGCTCCTAAAACAAACCTACCTAAATACTCACACCCATTACTTGGCAAGACCGAATACAAGGATTTTTATAATTCAACTGCATGGAAACAACTGCGCTATCTTGCATTAAAAAACAATGGTGTATTGTGTCAGTGTTGCGGGGCTAAAGCAGGTAATGGGGTGCAAATTCACGTTGACCATATTAAACCACGTTCACGTTATCCAGAGCTTGAATTATGCCTTGATAACCTGCAAGTCCTTTGCTCCGACTGCAATATCGGGAAAGGGGCTTGGGATGATACCGATTTTAGATAATCACTCACAAAAAAACAACCATCAACCTAGGAATTACAAAATGACAACACCAAACAGCAACAGACCGATTTTATCACTGAAACCAAAAGTGGTTATTCCTCCAGTAGTTAAAACTGTGGAAGTGATACCCGTTATTGAATCACCTGCCAAGGCAAAAAAAGTCACTAACGCTGGAACTATCAGAAAACTAAAAAAACTATTCCCTCTTGCGTTTTTTGGTGCAAAAGAAGACAAATTACCATTGGCTTACGGCATCCATAAGCAATTATTCGATGCTGAAACAGGTTTTTCAAGAAAGCGGATAAGAAATGCTATTTATTGGTACACCTCAAGACCGTCCTATCACAAAGGTGTTATTGACAGCGAAAACAGAGTAAACCTTGATGGTAGTATTGCCAGTGTGGTTACTGCCAAAGACAAGGCTTATGCCGCGGGTAGAATTGCGGATGTCGAAGAATTTAGAGAGATTAAAGTATGAATATCCCTGATATGACAGCATTACGCGAACGGCTTTTAGCTGAAATTGAAGGCGTACAAAATGGCACAGTGTCAATCAATCAGGCTAAGGTAGTGAGCAACTTGGCTAACGGGGTGATTAATTCGTGGTTAGTTGAAATTGCTGCGACTAAAGCGACTCCAGATAATGCGCAAAAGGTTATTGAACATGACTACATTGACGGTGAAGCCTTGTAAGAAATGCGGTTCTACTGATCGGTATGAGAAAAGTAGAGCGTGCAAGATATGCGCTAAGAAATCACGCGATAAATTTAATTCTTTGCAAAAAAATAAAGAGTGCGCAAGAAATAGGGCGCGTAAATGGAATAAGAATAATAAAAGCTCAAGGCTTACTATTAACAACAAAAGCAGGAAAAAAAATATTTTTGCAAATCACATGGTGAAGAGATTGCTATCACAATTTAAAGTGTGTAGATGTCATAAAATTACATACGCAGACTTCTCGCCTGAACTGGTTGAAATAAAACGCCTACAAATGCAATTACATCATTCCATTAAAGAAAGAGAACGTATTTTACTCGAAGCGTAGAAACAAAAAAGCCACCTAAGCAGTGGCTTTTCTTTTACTTACAAATGTACTTTAGTCGTAATTTTTCTTACAAAGAATGCACACGCTCTTTCAGATAAAATGCCGATAATAATAATTCCAAGTATGATGGATCTTATATCATGTGTACCAATAATAAGATAATTACACACGGTTATTAAAAATAAAAGGATGATGTATTTAATTAATAGCATTATTTATTACCTAGCTCTTGGTCAATCAAAATAACTGCACCATTCGCCATAGTCAACCGTTGAATCCAATCCCCGTATTCACCAATAGACTTGCGCTGAATTTCAATAAACTGTAGTAAATGCTGTCCTGTCATCGGGTCTTTAATCGCTGTTTCACCGTACCAATTGGCGTACTTATCGCCCAAGTCCATTTCAGCCTGTAGCGCGGTTTTTAGTGCGTCCATTAAACCGCCTACACCGTCGGTAATTTCTTCAATAGTGGGTAATTCTGCCACTGTGCCGCGATCATTCAGAAAGTCGGCGTGAAGCTGGTAATGACTCATTTCACCGACACTTTCTTTGTGAAAGTAGGATGATGCGCCGAATAATCCTAAACGCTGTGTTTGGTTGGCAAGGTGATTGTACAGGTAGAAAGCGTCCAGTTCGGCTTGGATTGCTTCATTTATAATAGCTAGTGATGTTTTTGAGATTAGCATGGATGTTCCTTAATTAAACTGTGTTTATGTGATTATAACACATTGCGTTGTGATGGTTTGTTTGATATAGTGAACCTGTGATTCGCGTCACCATCAGAAATATAACAAAGCTACATTTTTTAAATACGGGTAATTTCTGCCACGCGAACGTATTTTTAAGGAGTGTGGCTTTTTATTGGAATTTAGAAATGACTACAAAAACTAAAAAAGTATGGGTAACAAAATATCTTTTTACGAAAGGTATTTTTCAATAGGATGTTAGTGAATCGGACAATCCAAATTATGTTTATACCGACAATATGGATTTACACGGCGACGACTGGCATGAGAAAAAAGAGTTAGCCATTGCTCATGCTGAAAAGATGAAGAAAAAGAAAATTGGCTCATTAAAAAGGCAGTTAGCATTAGTTGAAAGCATGGAATTTTAATCAACCAATATGGAAACTTGTAATATCGCAAGTTGCCTATTTACACATAATCAATGCAGGAATTTAAAATGACAGATTTCACAAAATACTTCTTTGAGGGTCAAGAGAAAGCGGGTTCGCTTGATAGCCAAGTTAAAGAGATTAAATCAGTTATTGATGACCTGATAAAAAGCATTTCTAGTGCAACGGATAGCAAGATTGTTGTTAGATTAGAAAATCAGGGTTTTCACACGAAAACATATCCATTATCTGTACAATCTTGCGGAAGTCGTGGCAATAGCATAATTAATACGCAAAAACATAATATTGCGTTTATTAGATTTGATGGCGGCTATCCATGCAGTATTCAATTCAATCTTCTTAATAATAAAAAAATATGCTCCAATAAAATAGAACTTGTAACCGTGTTACAATCAATGCTAAAAGACAGGGAAGTCGCTGGGGTTATTAACAGGCTGCTTGCTGAATTTAAAGACTATACTTATGGCGAAGAAACAAAGCATTGTGGCGTACAATCTTAATAGAAACAGGAATTAACATGGACATATCCAAAAAACTAAACGAACTTATCAGTACCGAAAACAAGTTGTCGTTGCTTGAACAAAGACAAGACGCGCTTAAATCAGTAATGGATGGCATTGTATTGATGGAAGGTATTGAAGATACGCTGATAGACTGTAAATCTTATGCGTACATTGACCAGCTAACCTATAACGTAGGATGTCGGACGCTTGTTATTATTAACGGGAAAGAGGTAGTGATAGAAAACGAATTATCTCAATATGAGTTAAGTTCAGGCTTTCTTTCAGAAAACACCGTTGGCAAAATAAAAAGTGATATTGCCAACAGAATAGCCAATATGGTATTTGGTAACTCATTAACGGCAATGAACCGTGAATCAAATTTAATGAAAAAGCATAAGTTTCATGCTGATGCTATTGCACAACGCAGTAGCGTCACAAAACCATAACAAGGGGAATTAAAATGATAACAGAAGAATTAAAAATAATGTGGAATAAAAAACTTATAGTCGAAAATGAAATATTTAGAGCTACTGGCGAAGGTTTCCCCACGGTTCTATTCCCGACAATAAAGCCGATTGTTATTGATGAGGATATGCAGAAGAAAATTGATGGCGGCATTAGATTAATATCACTTATCAACAATACCAATGGATCGCCTACTAAGTGTAATAGCAAGGTAAAAACAACCATCACAAAGCCATCAATCTAGCCCTATCCTCATTAATCCCACCACACTCAATCATGATAGCTACCCGTTCAAGGTAGCGTTCAATCTCATTTTCATCGGCGTCTGGTTTGCGCGATAGTAAAAACTCTATGTCTGACATTCCGTCCAATCTTGTTGAGCAGGGAATAATTCAGAAACCGATTCATCAAATAACAGTGTATCGCCTTTTTTACCAATGATGTATTTTGATTCCGCTGTCGCTTCAAATATCCGTTTTGGTGGTTGTGGAACTAATCTACTTTTCACCTCGCCGATACTTTCAAGTTCGGTAAAGAAATGTTCAACTTGAAATGGCGAAACATTCATTAAAACCTGTAAGCAGTTTTTGTCGCGTGGTTGTTGTGCTTTTGTGAATAGGTCTTGTTGAAGTGCGTTATCGAGCTTGAACTTTAAGTCAATGACTTCTTGCGAAGTGGTGGCGTTTGCTAACTGGTCAAAAGTTCTAATTACCAAGAACTTAAATGCAGGACTTATCCATTGAGCATAAGAATAGACTAAATCACGGCAAACAAACGTGTCACCTCCTGATGTATTATACCGCTCAGACCGCATTATTGCCCGTGGTGCAAATTCTTCACTTGACAAAAATTTAATTTCATCAATTGTAGATTGCAGTCTTAAAAACTGGCTTGGCTTTTTTATATCCCATTTTCCGCTTGCTTTGGCTAATGCTTTAAGTGAATAAAGTCCATCTTCGGTAGGGTTGTTAAGTGTTTCAATTAGAGTTTTCATTATTTAAATCCAAGTTAAATTATTCCAGATAGGTGTGTGGCAGTCGTACTGGATTACGTTTTCGGTCTCGATAACCTAGCCACACTTAATTATACCATTAAACGGCGTTTAATTAATTAACAATCCATAGAGAAACCGCGCGTATTTTCTTTGCTATGTCGTCCAAGTTTAACAAGTGCCTCAAGTATCGGTAGTTCTGTACGGTTCTTTGTGCCCACTCCTTCATTGATTGCCATTATTCGCGCTACCATCTGTTTATCAGGATGATTGTTAAGTAGCTCGGTAATTTGGTTACGTTCAACCGACTTACCCTTTAGCCGTTTAAAAACATCCGCTACTGCGATTTCTTTTCCGTCTATGGTGATTGTGTTGGTGTCTTCACTAATCGCCTTAACGCTGTCAATTTGGTCGTCATCCTTTGGAAATTTCTGATAATAACCGTCTTCGTTTTTGGCTACCGATTGCCACATTCCATCATCATTTTCATAAACGGGTATTGATTCGCCGTCTACGGTTGTTAATGTGCGCGTTGGCTTCTGTGCGGCGTTCTGGCTTCTTGCTTTGGCGATCGCTCCAGCGGGTACATTTTCTGCCAGAGTTTCAATAATTCGTGCTTCTTCTTTGGTGTCAACATCGGGTATTCCTTCTGCTTCGGCTTGGATAATAATATCAGCCGCTAAGTTATCAAAATAGGTTTCGGCTTCCGATTCTGTTAATTCGTCGACTGGTGTTTTGTGTAATGCTTCTGGTGAAACCATGCTGCTATTGGTTACAGGAATTATCACACTTTCGGCAAAGGCGAATAAATCACCTGTTACTCCTGATTCGTCTAATACGTTTTCAGCGTGTTCGATTTGTTTTTTAGTGCGTGGTGCTTTGGTTTTAATTACCTCGCTTTCGGTGGACGCAGGTTTATTGCTGTATAAAGAATATTTGCTTTTTAACTCTGGATATTCATTTAATACGTTTTCTGGTATTTTTATTCCATCTGACAAAACTCCATTAATTGTGTTGCGATGGATAACTTCTTTTGCATCGTCCTCTGTATGTCCATCTAGCCACCAGTTTTTAGTAAAATTCCCTTGGGCAATATATTTACCATTAATATAAGCGTTTTTGCGGTTAGGAAGATTTTGATTTGGTTCGTCTTTTAAAGTAACAGCTTTTTGGAACTCGCTTTTTGTCATTTCCCATATTGGTTTTTCGATTGGTTTAATTCCATCGAATTCGATGTAATTATATTTTTCAGCCTTAATTTCATCCTTGGCTTTATTGATTAAATCATCAACATACTTGGCATAATCCGCTTCTAAATCGGAAACAGTCTTATCAGTGTATTCAGCCATGCCAGCAAAGTCTTTACCATTTGCTTGGATATAACTTGCTTGCAAATCTTTAATAGAAAGCATATTTGCTGATTCGTCACCTAGATTTTCTCTCATTTTTTGCATGACAAATCCAGCGGCTTCCTTAAATGTCAAATATCCTTTCTGAAATACCAGCCTCATTAATTTAGCCACTAGCATCATTAGCTCAGTATCAGCCTCAGTTGGTACAATGCTTTTACCCATTTTACCCATTAGATGACGACCAATGTCACCTAAAATATCATCAATATCAGCGTCTATCTGCTTCATTACTTCACTGGAAGAGACTTTGTCAGTGCCGTTATTAGTCGGCTTGACTGGTTTGTCGGCTGGTGTGTTCACTATTTCGACCTGCTCATTATTAGTGAACACTTCGGATTGTTGAACAAGGTCTTTCTGCTTTATCAAGTAGTCGGCATAATCATAGGCGGTTTTCCCTAAATCATACCCTCCAACAACATAAACAGTTCTTGTGCCAGCTTCTTTTTGTCTTTTTTCATGAAGGTCTTGCTGTTCTTGGGTTGCATTGTTATATGTCCTACGAGACATATCCTTAATTACATTTTCTTCGCGAGTACGAGTCTTTTCACCATTGAAAATCATGTTTTCAATATGAAGATACAAAGGCTTTATATCATCCTTAATGCTAGTAGGATTATTTAGCTGTTTAGTAAGCAACCCCTTTCTCATTGGATTTAGATTTTTAATCTCAATAAATTGGTCTACACTGTTTCTATCTGGTTGCTGGGCTTGTTTTTTAGGCTTAATATCCTCGCTAACATAATTAAAGTCCTTGGTAATATCTGATTTATCTTGTGCCGTAAGAAGATTAATTGGCTTTGATAAAATTGAGAATTTCCCGTTATCATCCTCAACAACTTTGTAGCCATATTTTAATTTATCTAAGCCAAGACTCTTGCGTCTATTAGCCCACTGTTCACTATGAATTAAATTAATTGCATTTTGTTTTTTATTAAAATCATCTTCAAATAAAGACCATTCACCACTAGGTTTTTTAGGTTTAACCTCTGGCGTTACTCCAGCATCTGGTTCTGGTTTCCCATGTTTGGCTTGCTGACTAATCCATCGTGATTCTTGGGCTTTTTTTGCTTGGTCAGTCTTGTATTGCTTAAAACCTGAGTTCGCTAAAATTTGAGCAAGTTCACGCTTAGTTTGCTTAACTTCTGCTATTTGTTGGCTTATAGAGTTTAATTCACCTGCAAAGTCTTTTTTAGCTAATGAGTCTATTCGCACGTCAATTTTTGGAGTCAACGCGCTAACTTTTGTCAGTTCATTAATGTTTATTTCAAAAGCAGTCGATTCTCCTACTTTTAAATAATCTGCGCCATTGTCGCTATAAATCGTCAACTCTAAGCCACGATAATGATGTGTTATTGCTTCGCCTTCTCCTGATTTTTTATGAGCCATCAACAGCTTTATAGTGGCTGTAGCTCCTTGTCTAGCGATTTTAGGAGTAATGTTTTTTTGGTCTGAAATCCCTTTTTTTGCATTTGATAACGCTGATTCAAGCAATCTTATCTCAGTATCGTTTGCGCTAATGAAGTCAGGGATGTTATCTGGACTAACGTCATTAAATCCCTTTAACGGCACTCGTTTGTCTTCGTGATTAACGACACGATTAATAGTTTTTAAATAGGGGTTGTTTCCCAATAAACTATCATCAAAATCAAATGTTGCTCCGTCAAGTTTTCCAGATACATTCGCCGATGTTTTACTGACTTTTAAATCATCACTTTTTAACGCTTTAATGTTAGCTTTTAACTCATTTGCTTGTGCTATTTTGTCGGGTGATGCCAGTTGCTCATCACTGAAAAATAAAAATGTCTTTGGTGCTTTCTGCACGGTAAACATAGTTTTACCATCATCAGAAAGCCATTTAATAGGCTCGAATGTATTTTCATTGGATATGTTTTTACTTAATGAAAAGAGTTTATGAAACAGTTTTTTCAATTGTTCCATAGTTCTTTCGATTAAGCCTATGTTCTGGCTTGAGCTTTTAATCTTATCGGACAGCTCTTTAGCCGATAGCCCTTTAATTTCACTAGATGCTTCCGATTTAAGACGCTTTCTAGTTGAATCTAATGGTTGAACGTGGACAATGTAATCAGACTTGCCTTTTTTAACCCAATCGCCCAGTCCAGCATTCTTAGCGTCATTATTGATTGCACTAATTGCCGCCTGCAATTCTTTAGTAATTACTTGGTTACTTTCAAAAGCATCGGAGGTTAGCGTGTTAAATTCGTCTTCGCTAATATCGCCATTGTCACGCATTGCCTGTAATTCAATGATAGATTGCTTAATTAGATGTTCGTTTCTAATGCGGTCTTCTGAGGTAACAGCTAACGCATTCGATAGCGTATTAATGGCTTTGATTTTATTGCTATCAAAGCCAAGCTCATTGAATACTTTGTTTGCCGTTTTATCTGGCGACACATCCTGTTTTACCTGCTGAATAAGCGAGTTTATTTGATGGTCGGTTAAGAATTTAGGCAAGTCTGGGCTGGCAATTAAAGCAGTCCATTTCCCGTTACGCTTTTGAGCGGTAAAAATACCTTTATCAACAAGATACTGTTTTAGCTCATCGGTTAATGTATCAATACCTTCTGGCTGTTCTACATTGTCAGGTGATACGGCGTTCTGTTTGATTTCAGCCGTTGTCTTGCTCGATTGCGTACTAGCATCACTACCACTTTCGGCAGTTTGTACCACGCCGTCCTGTGCCGCAGTCGTTTCTTCATCGGGTTTTGAATATTGTGCAGTGGCTTCATCTACTTTCTTCTTGGTGGTTTGCGTGGTTGTGTCCGTGCCTTCGCCATTTTGTGCCTTGTTAGTTGGTTGATTAATCGTGTCATCACTGACGGTTTGTTTTTCTTGTGTGCCAACGTTACCAGAATCGGCGGTATTCTCACTTGTTCGCGGTGATTCAGGTTGTGCTGTATTAGGTTGTGTATCTGTTGCATTGTTTGTGTTGTAGCCTGTTTTACGTTTAAGTTCTTTGTAAATCTCTGAGTTATCATAAATTCCAGTAGAATTACGATAATCTTCTGGATTGATTTTATTATCTGTCGCTCTTGCATGCAACAGGTCTTGACCTATTGATTGCTCTTGATCGTAATCGCCATTTTCATATTCATCAATAAATTTATGAGCTGATTTAACTTCATCGCTGCGGATGTCTTCGGATTCAACACTGTTTGCGCGTTCATCTTCTGTAAGAATATCGGTAAGTTTTTGCAGGATACGATGGTCTTTTCCTGTTAAATCATCCTTTCTTTTTCCATCCTTAATGTCGGCGTACTTTTGGATAGCGTCCGTAATGGTTGTAACTTTTTCAGGCGTTGTGTTCCCATCAAGAATAAATCCATCTTTAAACCAAGTTGGATTAACAGATTGACTGCGGCGATTATTACTATCAACAACAATTCCGCCACCTTTTTCCAAATCATTAAGCAATGAAGGTATCGCTGAGTGATATTCACCGCTTGGCTTCAATGCGTCTGGAATATCAGCGTCTTGCTTTTGCTTATTGGCTTCGGCAAACTTTTTACTGTGAATTTCATAACCGCCATAACCATCTTTAGCTGGTGAATGATTTTTTAATCCGTGTGTAGCAATAAAATCATTTGCTTCTTTCGTGGTTTTAAACGACAAGTTTCCAAAATTATTTGGATTTTTAATAACATCAGAATCCGCTTGCCTTTCTATCCATTTTGGCGTGATTGGCTTTGCAGTATCAGCTTTTCCAACTGGTGCTGGCTTTGCTTCACTTGTAACTCCAGCATTTGAATCTGGCTGTAAGCTCGACTCAGTGCTTCCGTCTGCGAGTGGATTTGTTGCTGTAGGGCTAACAGGGTTTTCTGGTGCTGGTTTTGCATTTAGTTCAAGGTGCTTATCAATGGTTGATTGGAGTGCGTTTAAATCTGGTTTTGTACCTAATTTCTCAGCGGCAATGGATAGATTGTAGTTATCTACATTAGTCGGTGGCAATCCTTGCGCTGATTTTTCGTTAATCTTGGAAATTGTATCTTGTGCGTGTTCAATTGCTACAGGGTCGATATTGGCAATATTGTAGTTTTGCAGTGCTTTTCTGGATTTTACTAAAATATCGGCTGTTGATTCCTTTGATGGATCGTAACTAACACCCAAATCATTTGCTGCCGATTGAATTGCTCCTTTATTAAGTGCCGCCTTGTCGCCTTTTTTCACATAATCTTGATATGAACTATCCAGTACATTACTAATATGCGTGTGTACGTCAGGTGTTATTTTTGGTAATGCACTTGGAGCTTCGGCTACTGGTTCAGGTTGAACAGGTGCTATTGTGCCGTCTTGCAAGCCTTGTGCATTAGCTAGGTGTGTATCAGCATCAGCTTGAGCTGATGCTGCTTGTCCTTGCGTAGCTGCTGCTGATAATCCAGTTTGAGATAATGCCTGTTTTTTTAAAATATCAGCCTGCGCTTTAGACTGAGCATATTTATCATAAGCTGCACCCACGACACTTCCGCCGCCGCCTGTCAAGAATCCCATAGCTGCGCCTTCACCTGCGGCAGCCGCTACGCCTTCCATTGAGTCAACGCCAGTGTAAGGGTTTAATGCTGTGTTCTCTGCAAATTGACCTGATCCGCCTTGAATAAATTCCTCTGAACCCTCTTTAAATCCGCCTTTTAGACCTGCTTTAACAATTCCGTCTTTGGCAGTGTCTTTGAAACCACGCATTAACGCACCTTCTAAGCCGCCACCTGTTCCAAGTGATGCTACAGAACCAAGTGCCGCCGCTGGTGCATAGGCTTTATTACCCGTTGCTTCACTGGCAATCTTTTTGGCTTGCTCAAAACCGTATTGATTTTCTAAATTAACGAACTCAGGATTTTTTCTTAATTCATCATCGGGTAAGTTATTAAACTGTTGTCTTGCGCTATCGGACGCACCTTGCCCCTCAAGGGTAAAGTTACCTAACCCAGCAATCGCTAAATCTTGTCTGGTAGCTGCTTTTTCTGCATTATTAGCTAGTTCTTTTTTAGCTGTCCATTCGTTAGCTTTCCTTATTCTTGCGCTAATATCCGCTTCAAGCGCGGTATCACCTGCTAATTTTGCATTATCTAATTTTGTAGCCAAACCATCTACTTTCGCAGTGTGTTTAGCCATTTCTTTAGCAGATACCGATTCACCAGCCCCCGCCAACCTAGCCTTTTCTGCCAATACAGAAGCATCGCCCAATCCACCTGCGCCCTTAGCAATGCCCGCACCTTTTGAACCTGCCGCTAATGCGACAAATTCAGGAATTGATTCAATAACACTGGGGATTAAGCTGCGTGGTTCGCTTAATCCAGCAATTGCCCCCGCGCCTATTTGCTTGGCAGTACGCCACGCATTGTTAGCGTTTAAATCTTGAATTAAGCCATCAGACTTAATTTTAGGCGTATCAATGTCAATCTGCTTTAGTCGCTCGGCTTTATCGGATTGCTGCCTGTCAGAAGCATCCAGTGTTTCTTGTGAATACGGCAACTCCTTTGCTACTTTATCGGCAAACGCACGGGTGGTATTATCCCTTGCCGTTCCTAAGCCATAATCAATAGCTGCTTGTGCTGGTGATATTCTGGAAGAATCCATGTTGCCCAGTGCTGCATCACCTACTATGGCACTATCTGATAAAGCAGTATGCGCTAACCCTGCTATTGCATCGGGGGCTTTCGCCACGCCGCGAACTATGGCTTTCCCTATATCGGCTACTACGCCACCGCTGGCTTTTGGTTTTTCTGGCTCTACTCCCTTGTACTGCTCATCTAGGAAATCATTAAATGACTTTACCTTAGTGGTGCTTGCCGCCTCTGGTTTTTCCGCATATTGTTTGTCGAGAAAATCATTAAAAGAACTCATTACTTACCACCTTTATTAAATATCTCTAAGTGGTGTCGTCTATAAGCGTCTTTAGCTGCTGCCTCGGCTTCTACCTGACTCATGCCACGTTCTTTCATTAATTTATTAACACCACCAAGATATTCAGGGTTGGTTTCTAACCCCGTCATTGCTTCATTGACATACGCTTTTCTTTCTCCAGCACGTCCTGTTGTCCGATATTCCGTTGTTCCGTCTTCTTTTTCAATAGCAGTAGTTCCACCCTCGCTTTTTAGGGAAAACTCTTTTTCTTTTAATGCTTGTTCGTTGGCGTACTTATTGGCTTCATTCTTAGCCGTAGCCATAGCCACTTGTTGTTGCTGTTCAAACTGGCTGGCGTTTTGACCTAATGAAGCCATTTTATATTTATTATCTTGGTCGCTTCTGGCGTTAGCATCCAGTGCGGCTAATTGCGCGTTTGCTGAATCACGAATAGCCTTATCGCCAATGTTTCCAGATTGCTTGGTTTGCGCGATTAGTGCGTTACGTTGTGCGTTCGGGTCAACTTGTGGCGCAAGATTTAATCTATTTTCAGGTAATTGTTGTTTGTCATAACGCTGCTGTGTTGTTGTTCCACCCATACCAGCCGCACTAAATGAATCTGCGGGTAATTCACGGTATAGTTGTCTAACTTGCTCCTCTGATAATCTTTTTTGTGGTTGCGCTCCAACTTGCGGAGCGGTGGCTAAATTAGCCATCCCACCATCTGAGTACAATGTAGAGCCATTCTTGCCAACACCTTCACTTTTAGTAATCCCTCTGCCAGTAAGGTCTTGACCGACCATAACAGGCTTAACTTCTTCTTGAGAAGGGGCTTGTGTGTTACTTGCCATAGTTGCTACAGGAGCTAATCTATCAGGGGTAATTACATCCCTAGTAGCCTTTGCAGTGTTAAACGAATTAGCTACAATTCCATCATTCGCTCCAACTTGAGGAGCTACTTTCGCCGTTGCATCTGGTGCGGTTACGGCTGTTGGTGGGGCAATTGATGCTATTGGAGCTTTAGGCATGGCATCAATCTTAGCTTGTGTTTCTGGGGTTCTTAAACTTGCAATATCAACGGTATTTGTAACTCCATTGTCGCTAACCTGATTCCCTCCAAATAATCTACTTGGAGCATCTTTTGATAATCCACCAGACTGCATTGCTTGCTGAACTCCAGCATCAAAAACTTTAGGTGCGTACTCACTAGCCAGTCCAGTTCCAAGCGACATAGAGCCACCTAGGTTATTTGCAACACCTTTTAAAAACCCAGTTTTCGGAACGGGAATAGTAGTGTCGTTTACCAGTGTTGCCGATGGAGTTCCGATTGTTGGCGCGGTAGTTGGTTTAATTCCATTACCAAAATTAACATCGGCGGCGGTAGCGGCTCTAGTTGGCGGCATTTGTTCAAATGCTTTTGCGGATTGCATCGCACTTGGCATTGTCTTTTTTGCAACCCCTGTTAATTCATCTATCCTCGATTGTGCGCCCAAGTCTACCCCAAGTGCCGCATGAAGAACACCATCAACTACCTTAGTTTCTGCGTCTTTCGGTGCGTGAAGTTCGTTAAATTCATCAATGGTCATGCCACCTGTTTTCTTAAGCAACGCCTTGAGTGCTTTGGTAGCTCCTGCGTTAAGCACGGATTCACCAGTTGATAATTTAGCGTCAATGCTATCGGAAGTTTGCGTACCAGCTCCGCGCACCATGCCGATAGTTGGTTTATTTGGTTTTGGGGCGATAGTAGCCATTGTGATGTCCTTGCGCTTCACAGCGTGGTTGTAATTAAACAGTGTTCAGGTATTGTATCACGTTTTTATGGGCAATAAAAAACCCGTTAGTAATATCCACAAAACTAACAGGTTTCTTATTTACTAATGCAGTAATTTGATTTACTTAAGCGGTAACGTGTTACATATCAACCTCCAAATTAACCAGCAACAAGTAATGAACTAAGTAGCGATTATACACTATCCTCCCAACTTTTCTTTACTTTTCGCAAGTCTGATAATAAAAAACCTTGGCACTTCAAATCACCATCATTCATAAGACTAAAAACATTGAATTTGTTAATCTCCAAGTATTCAGCCGCTTCTTCGAGTGTGAATAATTGATTGTCAGTGTCGGCAATAAATGCGGTATTGTCTTTTGTATAAATAGGAACTCCCAATTGTCTAAGCGAGTTCCTCATTTCCCTATTTTCCCTGAAAATACAGCTAATCAGTAATGGAAAATCCTTAATACCATCCTCAAATGAGACATCTTTTAGCAAGCCTCTCTCAATAATTAAATTATGTATTTGATTAAGAACATCGCGGTATTTAGTCGTAGCTTCAATACCTTTTAACTTAGCTTCTAATACAGATTCCGAATCACCCTGATTATAATTTTCTGGATATGGAACATCAACACCACAAGTAGCTTCTGGCACAACATAAATTTGCGCTAACTTACCCAATAAATCAGTTAATTCATGCGAATGTTCGTATTTGATTGTTATTTTTGGCATTGTGTTTCCTCATAAACATTGTTAAGTAATTCGGTCATTGCATCGTAACTAGGAATAGTTACAGGGCTATCATCTATCCAAATATCAGCGGTAAATATGCTTGATTTAGGCTTTCCATTACTAAAAATTACATTTAATCCTAATTTCTGAGCATCATAAATAATATCCATATTATGCGCATTTTGCATTCTAAACGTAACAAACGTAATCTTGCAATTCATGCTTTTTGCTAAGGCAATAAATCCAGTCCAAAGCTCACGATTAGCAGTGAAAGTTTCGTCATAATCTAAGGCAATGGATAGCTGTTTGTCGTATTGCGTTGTTAATCCGTGCACTATTGTTCCTCGTGTAATTTCCAATCATCGTTAAGATTAAGGTCGTCAACTTTCCAGTGTTCGCCCGTCGGGGAGGCTTCCATTAAAACACCATTTTCTATTTTAATGGTCTTGCATATTCTGTTTATCAGTGTTTTACCACTGAGTAAGTAGCTTAATAGTTCTGCGTGGTTCATTTTCTTTCCCTAAATAAGAACTAATTGCATTTAGACGAGCCGCACGACAAGCAAACTTCACATCCATCCATTAAAATAACCGCTTTTGTTGAACATGACTTACACATTGTCGCATTAGCAGGAAACCCAGTAGACTCCTCACTTTCGCGTTCATTAAACTCTTTGCGCTTGGCTGAAATAAACGCTTGTTGATGAGCATCAACCACTACTTTAATGCGACCAGTGGACTTTAAATGCGTTTCAATGGTGCAGCCTATCTCTGCTACTAAAGAAGGCATAAACACACCGCCTTTCTTCCAGTAGCCGCCTTGTGGATCGAATACCGCTTTTAATTCATCGACCAAAAAGCCAACATCGCCACCTTTACGAAACACAGCCGATGTGACCCGTGTTAATGCCACTATCCACTGAAAGTTTTCCATGTTTTTTGAGTTCACGAAAATCTCATAAGGGTGCAATTCTTCATTATCCGTACCTTCGTTTAACACCATATCATTGATAGTGACATACAGTGCGTGTTCTGACTGCGGCGTTTTAATCTTGTATGATGAACCCTTGAGTATTTCAGGGCGTGATAAGCCTTCGTGCATCATTTCAGGCAGTTCATTTGCGGCAATAACAGGCAGTTCTTCTGCGTTTTTATCAACTACTCTGTATGCGGTGATTTTCTTTTGAATTTCAGTTGTCATTATTTTTTATGCCTAAGTTCTATCATCATTAAATACCCCAGTAAAACAATCATCATGAACAGCCCTACGGCGGTGCGAAAAGTAGAAGTTATCATTTGTAGTTACCATGGTCTTCATTCTTATTTGAAACAAACATCGCGCAGTCTTTACCGTCAATTAACAGCTTACTAGCATCAACACAACCTTGATGTCCTTCTGGTTGCCATTTTGATGTAAATCTGGCGCAGTATTGCTTAAGTTCACATGGTTGTTTCGCCACGCATCGGGTAGCGTCAAATGATAATTCAAACATTGTTTGTCCACTCTACACAGCCAAAATCAGGAGAAACAATTAATTCACCACCAATACCTTCATTTACACAAACTGATTCAGCTATATTTGAATCTAGGCTTTTTAAGCCATATTCGCTTGTTGAAATAAGTACGCATAATCCCTTATCACTTATTGACATAGCCTTGGTTAATCCGTCCACGTCAAAGTAATTGCAATCTTTACATCTATTCATCACTAAATATCTCTCTCTTTGCTGATTCAATAAGCCATAAGGCGTTTTTTCTATCCATCTTTGAACTTCTAATTTTCAACAGACCATTTCCGACGTAGCCAATAATCAGCACATCGGTCATATTCAGTTGCGCTGCACTAGCTAAGGCTTGGTCAACATTTAGGCTGGTTGATGCTGGGAAGTTGATTATTTTATCGGTCACAGTTAAACTCAATTTGTCTTTGTGTAATTTCAATTACTGACTGATTAATTGTTTGCCATTTAATGATGGTTATAAACCTGAAATTGGTTGTTAAACCCTAAAATAGTAGGTATTCCATCTAATTCAATGTTCAGTGCCTTCTGCATTCCTCCTAACGTCTTCCTGTTTTCTTTGAAAGAATCATCAATAAAACACTCAAAATCCTCGTTTCCATGAACATCATAATAACGCCCATCCTTCATAAATGAAATATCTAGCAGATATGTGTTCGAGTACATATTATCAACAAATATGTCTCTTGGGTATTGTATCGGCAGTAAAAAAAAGCCATTCCCTGTTTTTCTCCAGATATTGAAATAAATCCCACTTACTGACACAATGAATCTTTTATTGTACTGACCTGCTAAGTATTGTTTTCGGCAAAAATCAATTTCCTTAACTGGTGACACTGAAAAACACTTTTCTTTATATTTTTTTAAATTGTCGTCTATTTTGTTTTTACATAAAATAGATTCTGGTGACAATGAGCCTGTTTTTTGCAGCTCAATAATAAGACTCATGTTTTCTTTTATCGCTTCCCCTAATTTTTTTAGGTAAAGGTCATGCTTCTTTGCTAGTAAGACCATTTCAATCCACGCCTAATTCATGATAATTTAATAGTTCTTTTATTGCTTACAATCGCTAGGTCTTGGCGAGAAGGAAATTTACCCGCTTCTAACCAAAAATAGCCTTTATTGCCAGTTTGTATGCAAGTGATAATACCTTGCTCTTGAACGCATTGGTTGCGTAAAACATGAGTGAAATCCAATTCAGCAACGATAAATTCATTTTGTATGGTCATTTTAATTCATCATCAGTAAATAAGTATCGGCCATCTAAAGCCAATTCCTGAATAGAATATCCATGTAATGAGCCAATTGGCTTAGGTTCATGAATTGATGTACTGCCAATTTTAGTTAGAACTAATTCATCGCCTACTTTTATTATCTCGTAAATAGCGGCTACTTCTAAAAAATCGTGCATATCAATACCCAAAATTACCTTTCCAAAAGGTTTTGATATTCTTGTTAAACTTCTTTCCATTTTAACCCACCTTTAAATTTAGACAATAGTAATCAATTAAGCCGTATGTGAACTCTTGTACAAACTACTGCATGGTTACACAGTGACAAGAGAATACATAACCCATTCAACTCACATGGACTAATCAAACTAAACCTATTAACCGACTAGCTGTATTTCGCAAATGCAGTGCGTGAGTTCAGCTCGATAACTCTATGTGCCATACTCCTATGGCAGTTCACTATTATGTCGTGTGTGAGGGTGGTTACCCCTCTGGGTTGGCTATTTCATACTTCCCCGATTAGTCTTGATGTTCTGTGTATTGCCGCCACACATAGGCTTTTCCATGTCTTCATCCGTCTTGTCGCTAATCCAATTTAGCGTTGCATGGCACTCTGAGAATCTGCCCCATGTCTAGGCTTACACTGTGTGTCTCGTACATTTTTGGGGTTTTATGATTACCACGTCTTAGGTGGCAAATTTTAGACATTAAAAAAAACCCGCGTTTACTAAAATAGCAAACGCGGGTTCTTAAAGGTTATCCGTTTTGCTAGAGGTGTCACAAAACGGTTTTATTGTTCCGAATGCTTTACCAGATGGGAAAGGCTGCAAAGCATTCGTTTTATTGCGGGGTTTTCAGTATTTACGCCTTTCCCAAGACAAATACTGAAAACCCTATGAACAATTATACAGAATTTCTAGTAAAGCTCAAGAATTATTTAATTTAAGCGACTCAACATCATACCTCCACGATACCAATCCACAGTAAGTACAACATCTTTTATCAAGGCATCTTCATGGTGAAATGTTATAAAAATCCTTCCAAACCCGCATTTTTTATCAATGTCAGCGTAAAATCCTTTGCTACGCATAAAATCAACTATTTCTTTAGTGGTGAAAGACCGTAGTATCATTCCTTGCATTGCTTTTTCATACAGCAAATCGTTCATTTTAATTTTCCTGTTCGTTATATAATTCGGCATTACGCAACTCAGCAAGCGTTTTATTGCCAAAATAACGCCTAGGATTGCCACACATGACGCATGAACACGGTCTAGGTGTATTGATAGCCGTACTTAAGTGTTTATCGCTTAAATCGCGCCCAAAGTGATATTTTCTATTGCGCTTAAGCCTTGCTCGGTGATGGCGTTTTAGTTGGATTGTCATTTTAACTTAAAGTTGTTTTACATTCAGCACATATCCACAACATTTACTTGTGACATGATGAATCCTTGGTGATTCTAAGAACTGAAACGCCCCGAAGGGTACAATTAGGAGTTTCAAAACCACTACCAAGCGTGGCGCACTTATTCAATATATTCGTGACACTCCCAATCGCAGTGCAAGTCTACCACAAGGATAGGTTTGCGAAAACAGAAAGGTGAAATATCCGCGTAACTTTCGTGTGCGGGTAACGCTTGGTATTTGAGTTTTGAAGCCCACTGTTATTATGCCACCAAATAACTATTGTCAAGATTTAATTTGACATACCCCCCTAAAGAGTAGGGGATTCTTAGCATCACTACTAAGACTTCCTAATTCAACGAGAACAGCTTATGCAGACTAGCTACACAAGACTTACAGTCTCTCCAAAGGCTAACCCCGCAAGCCCTGCGGTTTTGATGTTTATAGCCGCGTTAATATCGCGGTCGTGTTCTGTTGAGCATTCTGGACACGCCCAGTTGCGGACGCTTAAAGATAAGCGGGGCAAGGTATACCCACAACAAGAGCAGCGTTTTGAGCTAGGAAAAAACTGGTCTATTTTTGCCAGTGTTCGACCTGCCCAATCGGCTTTGTATTCCAATTGCTGGACAAACTTACCCCAGCTTGCATCCGCAATATGTTTGCTCAACTTAGGGTTTTTAATCATGTTTTTTACGCGCAACGATTCAACACAAACCACTTGGTTATCGTTAATCAGTTCACGGGTCAACTTGTGTAAGTTGTCCAATCGGCAATCAGAGATTTTTGCATGAAGTCGCGCAACGCTCAATTTAGCTTTAGCGCGATTCGCAGAGCCGAGTTTTTTCTTACTCAGACTGCGTTGCGCTTTAGCCAATCGAACCGCGAAGTTAGCAGTATGGCGGGGATTGTCGATTTTGAGACCGTTGCTAGTCACAAACAAATGCTTTATTCCTACGTCAATGCCGATGGTTTTATCAGTTTTTGGCAGGATTTGGTTTTCAAACTCGCACAGGCACGAAACAAAATAGCGTCCTGCACAGTCTTTGGAAATAGTTATCGTACTGGGTTCGCAAGGCAAACTTTCACGCTTTTTTGTCCAGTGAATGTTAAGCGGTTCTTTGCACTTGGCAATATAAAGTTTACCGTCAATGTGCTTAAATGCGCTTTTGGTAAATTCAGCGGATTGCTTTCTATTTTTCTTTTTGAAAGTCGGATAGTTAGCGCGACCTTCAAAGAAGTTTTTAAACGCGGTTTGTTGATGCCTCAAGCATTGTTGCAATGGGACACAAGAAACGTCATTCAGGAAAGAGAGTTCAGGAAGTTTTTTAAGCTCAGTCAATTTAGCACTGGCTTGAATATACCCTATTTTTTCCTTGCTTTGGTAATACATATCTGTACGCCAACGCAAAACGGTGTTGTAGACCTTACGCACACAGCCAAACGTCTGAGCAAGCAAGGTTTCTTGTTCGGGCGTTGGGTAAAAGCGGTATTTGTAAGCTCTATTTTTCATAACTCACATTTTAATTTAAAAAATGTGATAACACAACAGATATTTTAGGAATTAACTATGTGCAGCGAAAATCAAAAGCACTCCTTTCCTCCCCCACCTAAAGGAAGGGGTATCTCGGAGCTAAATCGATGAAAACAAAGGTGCAATGTTGCCCCTTTAATTCACATTACCGCATTAAGTCACGCCAACACCTGAACAAATCCACATGGTATCAGTTATCTTTTCAATATCAAGATAACCATTTGGTGCGATAGTGCGCGTTCCTGTGCCGCCCGTTGGTAGCCATTTAAGCGTGTCAGTAGTAATTGGTACTGAAACATTGCCAGATGCCCCCATGTTTAACAGTCTCATTTTTGTACCTGTACGAAAGGGTTCTGCTGAGTTTGCAGGGATAGTCCACGTTCGCGCTGTAGTGTCTGCACTGGTTCGGTGTACAATGCTGTTTTCAAACCCTTTTGGAAAAGAGACATCATAGTCTACATCAAAGATGCTATTAACAACTAAATGCGGCTTTTTAATAACAGTGTACACGTTGTTTACCAGAACTATGTACGTTTTGCTATATGGGGTAAGGTCTATATTTACTCCTACGGTTGCTGAATCTCCGTCAGTATACGGAGCAAATGGTGCATTTAGCGTAAATGTATGTCCACCTGCGTTATCTTGAATAACCTCTATAATTAATGTTTGAGCCTCGCCGCTATTAGGCAATGCTACCGTAGCGTCTGGCAATGTGGTTTCTTTTGAGTAGCTGACATCTGCATTAAGGGTTATTGTCGAAAACCCCCCGTAATTCATATTTAAAACACCACTAGCAGAATTTGCATTACGAATTATATCTCCGTATTGCCCTTTAGCTTTATTAAAGTATGCGTTTAATATATAGGCATTATGAAAATCAAAATTACTCGTGTTCGGATCAGGGAATGCGCTACCCTGCATATCACAACATTTTAAAGTGTGTGTGCCTGCCGTCATCGTAAAAGTCGTACTTGACGCGATAGGCGTTGTTGGTCTACTTACTACTGTTGGATATAAGCCGACGATGGTAAACAGCCCTGCTTCCCATTGCTTATCCTGTAATTCAAGTATGCCATAAAAAGAATCACCGTTTCCACAAGTAGGGTTAAAGTTCTCGTACCCAGTCGCTGCTGCGATAAGCGTTAAATTAGTGCCTGACGCAGTGGTTGTTGTTTGTTGTCCTCTAAAGACTATTTTAGTTGCCATTTTTTATACCTTTTTGGGTAAGCGTGTTACTGAGAGTTGGTGATGCCTTTGGGTGTGCTACACATAAAAGCTAAAATACAGTTTTGTATTTACGGAAATTTAGTCAGTGATATGTTTTTAGCTTCCGTAGGTATTATTTTGTACTTACTTTTCATATTTGAAACAAGCGTAAATGATTTATCGGTTTCATTGCCCTCTGTATCATAATCAAATGCGTATATTGATACTACCAGCGTACTTTTAGTGTACGAATAATCCCCCACCCAACCATCACCGCCAAGCGTTAAGTCACTTGTGTATAATTCGCCAAGATTTTTTGATATTATTTCTACTTGATTGCGTTGCGTTGACTCGCTAGAGATTATTCCCCAATCACCAGCTGGCTTTGTACCTTCTACCGATGAGCTAGTCCCTGACTGCGTATGTTCAGCATAAATACATTCATTTTGCTTTTTTAAGAACAGGGAACAGTAAATGTATTTTTCTAAATAAATACCCGTCTTTAATAACCGACCGCCTGACTCTGTGGTTGTTCCAGAGTGACTGCTTGACGTGGCTTTTAAAAGTAATCTCTGTAAAGTGTCTTTTTTTGACCACGATACTAGGTGATGTTCCACTGTCGATGAATCACTATTATATGGACGATAGATGCCGCCTTCCCACGATACTTCCGCAGCCAATATTGTTATTTTTATAATAGTCTTAGATGCAGAAAAAGAAATATACTCGCCTCTTACATCTATAAATGCGCTGGATATATGCTCAAACGGGATGACTAATGTTGTCGTTTCGCCGCTTGATACATAGTTATAGCCAAGGCTTACCTCTGGCGATTCTTCGTAAATAATTTCGTCATTTACGACCATAACAAACGCGCTATTAAAATCAATAACATTTATTGTCGGAACGTGCTTTGTAATTCCCAGTGGGTAATCTGATGGGTAATAAATCCTATCAACAGTGCTGTATATAGCCAGCCGTTTAGCATCACCAAAAAATCCTATTAATGTGTTTGTACTGTAGCCAAGCACATTAAAATTAGTTTTTGAAATCTCCGTTAAAGAAACGCTTGTGTCTATCTGATAATCGTACACCGCAATATATCTATTATTGCCCGTCCCCGCATAATTAAGTCTATCAACATAGATAATCACAATCCGCTGAACAGGCAAATCATCAGCATCTTTATCGATTAATGCGCACACCAACGGTTCTAAAAACTTACCCCATAGCAAGTCAGTTTCGATACCATTTACCGCTATTTTTCCGTATTTTCTTAGTCTGCTGGCGTGACCAACAGGGTAAAATATATCTAAATACTCAACATAATCCCAGCTAACTGTGGCATTTTCTCTAGTATTTGCCCAATAATTAGCTCGTGCGCTGTAGGTCGGTGATGGTAGGACAAGTTTATTGGGATTGTCACTATCTAAAATAAGACCATCTCTTGTTACTGGAGGGTATGGTTTTTTATATATCTGCGTACCTAAATCGCCTTCATTAAATGACGTGCAAAATAACGTACTACCAGACTTAATATAAACATGATGAGGATTGGTAGTAACCCGTATCTCAACACCATCAGCCGTAGTTTCTGTGCGTGACTTGACAGGCGGCATACTGCGGCACATTAAGCTAAGCATACCCCTTGCCCTGCCTAAGTGCTTGGAACACTCAGCAGGGTCGCCGTCAAACGTAGTGGCGAATGGTGGGAATAGGTTTTGACGCTTAGGGGGTAACATTAGAACCCGACTTTCTCGCTGGTTGCTACGGTCAAATAACTATTGAACAGTCCACCGACGGCAGCTATGCCATAAGAGATTAAGCTCACATCAGACGGTGATAAATCCACGTCAAATAGCTGTGGTATTGCGCCGACGACAATCAGTAAAGCATTAGTTCTTAACTGTCTGTTTTTCCATGTGGCGGCGTTTGCTAGGCATTCGCCTGATTGTAATACTTTGAGTGCTAGTAATAATTTGTTCATTTTTAATACCTATTGTTAAACTTGTAATGTTACTGATGATGTTGCTGCGTTAATGGCGGATGCGCCGATAGTGCTATAAGTCTGCCCTGCGTGGGCGTATAGATTGCCCAATTGCATATAATGTTGATTGATTGATTGCACCTGATTGGTCATCACGTCAGTCATAATTTTGGCGTTAAACTGGTCTTGTGCGATTAATAAACGATCACGCTCATATTCTGTTTTCAGTGAGTCAAGGTCATAGCCAAACTTAGACATGAGCATCTTGTTCTTTTCAATACCAAATGATTTAGTGGCAATATCAATCTGCTTGGCTTTAATCAGTGCGTCAGTAGTTTTAGTCCATGCTTCCAGCTCAATTTCTTTAGCTTTCAGCTTGTTCATATCGCCTGACTGTCCAGCTAAGAATATGTCATTGCGGATTTTGTCACCCTGCAATTGTGAGTTGTAGGCATTGACTTCTTCGGCAAACAGTTTGACCTTTGACATTTCCACGTTCGCGCGGGTTTCAACACTACCCAATAACGCGGTGTAGATTTGAACCTTTGCAAGTTGAACTTGTATCTGTTTGCCGACAAAATCTAGGCGTTGACCATCAATCGCCACCAGTGTTTTTTTAGCGTCCAGTTCAAGCCGATAACCGTCTAATACGGATAACGCCGCTTTTAGCTGGGTATCATAAATTGCCGCTTCGGTTTTGAGTGCGTCCAATTGCAATCCCAAACGCTTGAGTAACATTTCATAGTACTGGGCGTACATATCACAGTAAATTTTACCCTGTGACCACGCAGCTTCATTAACCTGTACCATCACACCCGCATAGCCTAAAAAGGCTTGCATAAGCGAACCTTGAAGTCTTAACGCTTCGGTTACTGCCCACTTAATGTTTTCAGTTTCCATTTCGATAATTTTTATCTCAATGGTGGTGTTAGCAATGGCTTGGTTGTTGTACTTCGCTTGTTTGGCTTTGGCAATACCCGCAGTCATAGACTGTGGCAATGAGTTTGCACCTGCGCGTCTGCGGTCGTTGATAATTCCACTAATAGCGGCAGTAGCGGTGTCTTCTATAGCGGTGCGTGACTGAGTTTGCAAATAAGTCTGGTAATCCTCGCGTAGCATCTTGCCATTAGCCATAACCTGCATGAGCTTGTTTTGTGCGGCTGCCAACAGCTCTTTGTAATTGGGTGCGTACTTGGCTATCCAGCTATCAACACCATCATCAACCCACTTTTTAACATCTGGGCGCATACGTTCGTACTGAGATATTAAAGCAGGCTGCTGATTAACAGGCTTATCAATGACTTCGACAACGGTTTTCGGGTCGAATACAGGAAGGTTTACCGTAGGCACAGGGTTGATATTAATATCGTGCATGGTAGGCATTGCCACCGTTTCCAGCACGGGAACAGGAATGCTATTTAATACGGAATCAATCTTGTTAAAATCGGTTTCGGGTGCTGGCGTGGTGAATACACCTGCCGTACCTTCGGGCGGATTCGCTTGGAATAGACCCGTGGTGCTTAATGTGTAAGCCGCTGGCATATTGAATGCGGTAATCGCTTCAACTGTTTCAAGGTTTAACTTTGCAGGAGTATGAATGCCAACGTCACGCTCTTTAATAACGACGTTACCTTGGGCAAATAAATTAGCCTTTGATAAGCCATCATTAAAAGTATCAGTGCCTTTTGTGGTGTACTTTTCTGCGAATGCAAACTGTTGATCGGCTCTAACCGAATAATCTGACATGGTAATTCCTGCTGTGGGATTGCGCGTCATCACGACGCTTGGTGTATTATAACACTGTTTAATTATGATATTGAAACAAGTTTAATTTAACGCTTGCGTAAATGTTAAAACAGTGATTTACTATCGCCACGTTATCAATTTCTGATACCGATTATTCAGGAGTTTTACAATGAAGACTTTGAAAGTAATTAAGCGTAGAAGTAAAAAGATGCTGCATCATAAATGCGTGATGTCATGCTTTAACATTCGTGCAATCCAATCGGCAGGTGTGAAATGAAAGCGTTAATCAAAGAAATTCTCGAACTATTACAATTCGATTTGCATTTATGCCCTATCGAATCCGTGAAACCCGTTTTTAGTCATGGACAACACAAAACATGGACGCAGGTAAAAAGTTAAATTTGCTTCGTAAGCGAGTAGATTTTATTTGTCAGAATCCAGACCATCCAAACAATAAGCCAAAAGAATTTAAGGCTTATGCTAATTTAAAGTGGCTAGGATGTTGTATTAAATGCCGTAAAAGGCTGTATTACTTATCTAAGGGGTAAAAATGAATACATTTAAAGAAGATGTTAAACGAGTACTTGATGTGTTACCTACAATAGGCGTTAATCCAGCGTTATTGCCAGTAATTCTAACAAGCATTGCCGCCTCCGTTGCAGGAACTACAGGAATATACACAGAAGATTCATTAATAGAAATGATGAATGCTGTGGCAAAAGAATCTTTTAATAATGCAAAAAAATAATGGGTAAGAAATGTTTAAAGAAACATATAAATTCTTAATGGATTTTTTAATGGTACTTGGGTGTGTTACCTTAGTAATAATCGCATTTATCGCATTTAATATGGCGATAGACCACTATAACCCTTGCTCTAACTTTTCAGACGCGCAAGACCTTTGCGAGCAATCAAAATGAAAACAATTTTAATCTCAGCTTTACTTTTAACTGCGTGTACTCATGTTGAAAAAGTTGGCAACATGGATTTGGCTATCTATGAGGGGGCTTTTGACTCATCAATTACTGGCGTTACTATGAGAGGCGATGACAATAAAATAACGCTTCAACAGGTCGTCGTAAGTGATGGCATTGCAAGCATATTGGTAAAAGAATCCGCCAAAGTAGGTGCTGCTGCAACATTCGGTGTAGCTGCTGCGCCATTGTACAAACCTGCGCAAACCAAAAATGTTACCAATGTGAAAAACGGCGGTAGTAATGTCAGTAATAATTCTGGCAGTAGTGCTACGAACAACAATCAAGCTATAGCAACGGGGGCAACAGCAAATTCAACAGGATTAGGTGGAAGTGCCATTGGTGGTCAAGGCGGTGTATCTAGTGCTTTAGGTGGAAATGGCGGTGTTTCATCGGCTACAGGCGGCAATGCTTCTGGCGGATCATCTAATTCAGGCTCAACAGCATTTGGCGGAGCGTCCAACTCAACATCTGGCGCGACAGGCGGCTCTAGTAACTCTGGGTCTACGGCTTTTGGTGGCAGTGCAAATAATGGCGGCGTGTCGGTAACTGGAAGTTCAAGCAACGGCAATAACGGTAATAATAATGATCACGACTAATGAAAACTAAAAAATCACAATGGATTAATCGCCTTAATCAATTGGTTAATGCACCAAGCAAATGCACACTGGATATTCAGCCTCCTAGAAAAATGGTTATGGTTCGCAATTATGAACGGGATATACTGGTTCTGAATCGGTAACTACCTACTATACCGCCTGTCTTTTTTATATTGATAGGCGGACTGTAGTATTTCTAATAACCCAATTATCACGATAAAAATAATTGCAAGCACTGTGATAAATAATATCCAGAATTTTACCCACAGCATTACACTCTCCTGCTCATATTTTCAATAATAGCTTCTATCGCACCAACGCGCATACTTGCACCGTTTTTGTTTGATATTTTCCACTGCCACCATTTACCGATATAACCACGACCTATTGGTGTCTTATGTCCCCCAAAATTAGCATCATGAATATAACGGTAAACACCATCAATAATAGGCTGTATCGTCGTGGCACTTTCTGAATCAAGATATACTTTAGGAACTCTTTTAAGTAAGTTCGTATCGTAGCGCGTTTCATGCGTTGTAAAGCTCGCACTGATTGCTGTTCCATTGTCAGTTATTCCGCCTATTTTATAAAGACCTGTGGGTTTAACGCCGTACTTATCTGAGCCGATACGGATTATTTCAATAAAATCATAATTGGTAAACTTGGTTGTTTCGGCAGTTTGCACATTCATTGCATACGCAACACGCGCTTGCTCAACGCCTGATATGATATAAGAGCTTGGTACAACAATAATGCTTGCACCTGCGGCGTAGGACTTGATAGACGGCTTTAGCGAGACTATTGAGCTGTTGCCACTTGCTGTTGATGTGATGGTCGGATTTCTGACACGAATACCACCTGTATCACTGGGTAGTAAATCGTAGGCAGTTGAATTAATGCTGATTCGTGCCATTGCCAGATTAGATAATCCAGCGGCATTGCTTTTAACGCTTGGCAGTGATGAATTAGTGACACCAAAGCCACCCGACAAACTTTTTAATGTAGGTCTATTGGTTGATGTTTTGCTGAATGCCCCTGCACGGCTTATTAGTTCTGGATTGGCTGTCGATACGTTACTGATACCGCTTGCCAGTGAGTCAACGTTAAAATAAGCATTAACAATGCCTAGGTTTCCAGACGACGATGTGATGTTTGATTTTGAAGCAACGACACTCAATCCACCAGCCAATGAGGTAATGACTGCATCGCTAACATTGATAACAATGTCTATATCAAAAGGCGGTGCGCTACCAGAGCTATCGCCCCATGCTGCACCACCCCAAACATCACCCCATGCCACGACTAAACGCCCTGGTTGTAACTAAATGATGCAACCTGTGCTTCCGTGCCAGTAACGAATGTAACCGTACTTAGTTTTAATTCGCCTGTGCCTGTTGCGTCAGATACAGTTAAATCTTTTCTTGGCAAAGTTGTTGAAGCTCCACCAGAATCAACTGCATTTCCACGCCATCTTGCCCATGTGGCAGTCTTTGTACCAGATAAAGTTCCCGCTGTTCCAGCCCATAAAGTTAGCGCAGGTTTGGATAAATGACCAATCTTAGAAGCCCCTGTTCCATCTACCGTAGGAGTTCCAAAAACAAGACCATTAGTAGCAGTTCCTTCGACAAATGCACCGCCGTTTAGAGTAATTCTGCACAATAGGGTTTGCGTGGTAATAGCATCATCGGCATCTACAGGGCGTGTGCCATCGTAGACATCAATCACACTGGCATCAAATACACCTCCTACTGAACTAGCGCCTGTTACTAGTGTTGATTTACCCAGCAACATTTTTAAAAAACCTGTTGAATCGTTTGCCATTTTATTTGTCCTTACGTCATCACGACGTTAGTTGTTTAAATTTTCCGTCTACGCCATTATGGCTGCTTGGGATATGGGCGTAACCTACGCCTGTTGTAAAGCTATTTCTTAGCTTGTTTTACTTACTAAAATAGTTAAGTCTTTTTTATCTTTCACTGATTCACTAACAGCTACGCGATACCGTTTTTCAAAATAAACTTGACCAGTACCAGTGATTCTTGTTTGAAATGCTGGATGTGACTTACCATTTGAATCAGTGAACGGTGTTTGCTCAATCTGAACAAGTAATTTTCGTTCGACAGCGGATTGCATTGGATGATTATTAACCATTAAATATCCATCGTCACGAAGTCGTTTAAATAAACGGTTTTGACCTGTGCCAATGAGCTTTGCAAAGTCGCCAACTGATATTGAGCCGTCCAAAGCGCGTACTTTTTCGGCAAATTCAACTTTTGGCTTATCATAGTCAATTTTCAACTGTAATGCTTGATTTTCAATCAAAGTAGCGGTTGCTAATTGCATCGCTTCAATGAAATTAGTTGGCACTTTTGGCTGTGCTGACTCAAGCTCTTGCCATCTGTCAATAACACGCATTAACAATGCGGTGTTTAACTTTGCTGATACCGCAACAGACTGACGCTTATCTAATGCGTAAGTATCATACTCATTACCTTGTGTTGTGCGATACGATATTTTCGTAACGCTACCAAATTCAAGGCTTTCAGCCATTTTTTCAACAACTTTCATTGCATCATTATGGCGGGTTTCAAGCAGGTCTGTTATGTCTTTTAAGGACATAGTTTGCTCTGTATTTTTAATTAATTCGTTCATTTTATTTCAAATCCAAAAATAATCTATCCAAAATGGCGTGGGCTGAGCTTAGGATAATCAGCTCAGTGTTGCAACACCTGCCCACATAATCATTATACATTAACTTAGAAGTCAACGCTGTCTTCTGTTTTTCCTAATCCATCAGTAATCGTTACAAATAACTCAGTACCCGATGAATCAAGCATTGCTGTGGAACATTCGCCGCCTAATGGTGCGGTGTATTTATCACCTGTCAAATTTTTAAATGGCATCGTACAAACTCCACGCAATGACTGAATAAATATCTGTCCGTCACGGTTTCGTTTAATAGGTTTACCACTTGCAACACCATAACCAGCAAGTTTAATTATTCCACTGTCGATATTATACAGTAGTATTTCCCTGTCTGTACCGATTAATAAACCCTCTGGTATACCCAGTATTCCGCGCACTTCTCCAGCAATATCACTGATAACGTCTTCAAACCAGTCGAATACGTTAAACATGAATGATTTTGAGTAGAATATAGAACTGGTGTTGGTTGATTTATCGTAAACAGAACAGTGTAAACACTCATTGTAGTACGCGATTTTATCAACCACTGGCGGTACTGACTGGGTTATTAGCCTATCAACATTTATTGATTTTTCGGTCAATTGAATAATACTGTCAATAACAGTAACACCGATACCAATCTCATATAGCACAGATCCGTTTAATGCGGTCATGTAAACCATGCAATTATCAGTGCCAATTAATACCAACCCGCTGTTATCAGGAAGATTTAACGGAATAACCTCACAACTACCTGATTCTCTACCGTCTTGTGATATTGATGTGATTGTTAATTGATATTGACCAGCGGCTAAATAACCATTGCCAATAATAACGTCAGGCTGTACTGGTATTGGAGTTACCCAAGGCATTAACACGTTATTATCAATCAAGTAGCCAGTGGACATAAACACTCGTGTACCGATTTCTAGCCATTCTGTATGTTGTGTTGATACAGTTCCAAGGTCTACGGTACTTAAATCGCCATTGACGCGCTTTAATACGCCATTATCGACAATGTAGCCATACTGGTAACTCTCAATGTTAAACGCGGCTGTAATGCCTGTTGTTGGCATTACAAGCGTATTGCCATCACGACTACTTACACCGCCTTCGTCATCCAGCTGTACGTTCTGGCAATCTGCCATGCTAATCAGTGTGCCGCCTTCACCTTTTGGTTGACGGCGTGACTGGGCTTTGTTGTGTAAGCCTAGGAAGGCTAATACTTGAGTAGTTGGCTGCTTCAACACATCCTGCCTGACGTTACCGTCGCATACATGGGTGTATTAAAATTAACAGTGTCATATTTTGCAGAATGCTTAGTGCCAAACATCGAGTTAAACAACTCAAGAAAACTTGATGCCTTAACGGGATCGTAATTATCATTATCACGTTGAGAAAATGCTTTGTAAGCAACGTAATACTTGAATGAGTCGTAATAAGACGGGTCTATGTCTTCGTCTAAATCAAAATCATCATCGGGAATGCGCGACATTTTCACTGACAGCACGTCGTCAACAACAGGAATTGGATATATCCGCAATACTCTGTTTAATCGGGTGTAGTGTGTCGGTGGTGCTGCGCGTAGTTTCCAATCGCTACCGTAAGTGAGTGATAATCCATCATCGGTTTCTTGTCTTAGCGGGTGTGGCGACAGGCTGAACTTAACATCTATTATTTGTCTGGTAAATTCATCAAGTTTATATTCAGATTTACCTGCAATAACCTTGAAAGTTTTTGTTGTCACCAACAAAGGGGCGCGTATACACGCCTCCTTGATGGCTTCATTTGCAAACCTAGTCAATTGACTATCAGAAAGTCTTTTTTGAAGACCAACGTCATCAATTATGTCCTCTCTAACGTCTTGAATTAGGCTTGCGATGCTCATGCTGGTTCGCCGTTTTCATCACATGGAATTGCGTTATCGCCTAAATGGGCGACTAACAACTGAGTGTAAGGAAATACACGACCATTGGCTTTATTTTTGATATGAGAAGCCTTTTTTAATGGCAATTCATCTGGCTTTGCTGGTTTATCCTGCATAGCCTTTACGTCTTTACGCAAAGACTCAAGATTTTTACGCATATCTAATTCAGTTTTGAATACGGTACGCGCATAATCAGCCAAAGCATCTTTGTCTAATGAGCTAATATCAAGCATTAGTAATCACCTAAATCAATATGGGTTACGATAATAGTACCGCTCCATGTAATAGTTGCATCGCCATCAACATCTGTAGTAGTCGCAAATGCGCTATTTAAGAACATTGATTTTGCGGTAGCTGTGCCGTCGAATTGCGCGGAAGCTGCTAATGCTGCACCAACTGCCGTACCTGCCACGTTTACCGTTGCTGACGATGTAAATGCAGTAGATGGCAATAAATCAACCATTGTGGTGGCTAAAGTAGTTGCCGAAGCCGTTACAGTGCCTAATGATACCGCACCTGTAGAACTTGCGTTCAGTGTGCCAGCCAGTGCGCTAGTTGTTTTTTGTTGCAATCTTGCGGTAACACCCAGTACCAATACACGACCTTCGGGAAAGTCATAGAGTTTAGTGCCTTGGTATTCAGTGCCATTTACAACAGTCTGAGCTACGTTGTCCAGTGTAAACACGGATTGACGTAAGAAACCGACTTGCTTATGAACTACCGACAAGCCAGCAATAGCCGCTTGTGTGCCGATAAAGCCGCCGCCCGTCATTGTCAATTTACCGACAATTAAATCTTCAAATTGTGACATTTTTTAAATCCTGTAAAGAATGGCTACCCAGTGACGAGTAGCCAAATCAATTAAGCCGCTAACGGACTAACTGCAACATAAGTTACGGAAATCTTAACGATAACCGCTGCCGCTGTGCCAGATACCAGAGTCAAGTCAATTGTATCAGCCGCTGAATAGTATTTACCAACACCAAAAGCGGGTGTTGTTGTACCGTTAAACGAATTTGAATTTGTTGATGTTGAATTGCCATTGCCGTTAGTTGCCGCAACAACATAACCATTGTCATCAGTGCCGTCACCGATGTCAAAAGTACAAGCTCCGCCTTCTGCTGTGGTAACTTGATGTGTTACTGACAACACGAATGAACCTGCTGGAATTGTCAACAATTCAAACACATCGGCTGTGGCAATCGCTGAACCTTTAAATGCCGCTGCTTTTGCGCCGTCAAATACCGCTGATCTTGTTTTAACGGGGCTTTCATTGACAACTTGTGCATGAGGATAAAAAGGAGCAACGGTTGTTGGTGTTTTTGTAAGTGTATATGTAGCCATTATATTTCCTGAAATTAAATTGTACAGGTTGAATGAAATTCACGCTTAGCAATTAAGTATGCTTGATGCGCTTCTTCTTTGGTATTAAATCGACCAAGATGCTTATGTTTTCCGTTGTACATTATCTGTGCAATGAACTTGTTTCGGCTTTTATCAAGATGAACACCAAGCAATCCTAGTGCATTTCTTATTGTTGGCTCTCTCATGTTTTGCATATTCAATTCACGACTAACGGGTCTTAAATTACATATTCTGTTATCATCACGAACACCATTAATGTGGTCTATATGATTGTCTGGCATTTTACCATTCACATATAACCAAGCCAGTCTATGCAATGTAAATCGTTCGCTAAAAATTTGAATTTCCATGTAACCATTAGCCATTTTAGAGCCAGCCTTGCTGCCAATTTTAACCCTATTTGAGTTAGATATTAGCCAAGTAAAATAACCAGTTTCTTCATTATAATGTAAAACTTCTTTTAACTTTTCTTGTGTCAACATTTTGATACCTATTCAAAACAACCTAAAAAGTTTGGTGGCAAACGGTAGGTTTCCGTCTTTCGGGTTCGATGCCCTATCCACCATTAACCGTATTATACCACTACTACAGGCATACTTACGAGCCCGCTGGGGATTACTGTTTTATATCCGAAGCAATTGAGACCCCGAACTGCATCACCAAATTTGGTTTGTAAGCGTAAGCTCTCAACCTTTACGATTTGTGACGCATAAGTGACGGCTGATTTATGACCAGCGATACACTGATAAGTAGTCCCTGATTTAGATAGGTTGTTGCTGACATACACAGTGATACCACCAATCATACCTAAACGACCGTTATCCATGCCGCTACGGATGATAGATTTAGAATCACCAGTTAATGAAGCCACTTTTAAATCAGATTTTTGGATGTAACCAGCGACTTTAGGTGGAATGATAATCCAGCGGTTGTCGTTTGGCAGGTTGTTTTCTTCCATCTTCACCTCCGCGTCGATAATCCAATCAAGAACATTGGTTTTGTCGATGGTAATCGAAGCTAAAGCGTTGGAAGCATCGGCGTAAATCGAACCTAAGACCTGTGTATCAATAGCGATTTTCATCTGATACGCGCTGTCTTGGGTCAATTCGTCGATAATGGCAATGTTTGACTGAGCTGCGTCAATATCATCAACTTTGAATGAAAAAGATTTCGCTTTATCGATTAACAAAGTGATTTTTTCATCAATAATGTCTTGATACTGAATGTCTTGATTCACTGAATAATCAGTGATGGCAACAGTCGGACGGTTACGAATCTCAACTTGCGAGCCTTGACCTTTAATCTCGCCTTCCCATTTAGAGTTGGTGATGTCAAACAGGCAAGTTTGAGCGTAATACTTGGCATTCAATTTTTGCGACCAGATAGCGGGTGCAAAATTGCCGTTAGGTAAGTTGTTACCAGTTCTTGCTACGTTAGTAGGCATTGTCTTTTCCTTTCTGTCATCACGACAGTAATTAAATTAGTGCGCTCCATCTATAGCCTTGTGGCTATACCAAGTAACACGCTCACTTGGCGGGAATAAAAGGTTCTTTCGTCTCGCGACGATAGTTAAATCATTTAAATCACATCGCCACGAGCTAATGCCGCATCAATCGCTTTTTCGTTACGCGCAAATTCAGCGGGTGACATTTTGGCAATCTCGGCATTTGTAAAAGTTCGTTTACCCGATGATGGCTCTTTGGATTGCTTTTGAATCGTTGGTGAATCGGCATTTCTAGCCGCTTCTAGCTTATCATTGCGTGAAGTCGATGGCTTTTTAGTGTCGGTAGCGCGTGGTACGTCTGCGCGGAACAGGTTTAAACCTTTGATAACTTCTTGTGCGTCACTGGATGTAAGCAAGCTCTTAACGCCTTGTGGCTGTTGCGCCCACCATTCGCTATACGCTGGGTCTTCGGCTAATCCGTCGATGTCACCGTGCGCCCCTTTAATTTCATTCCAGTAACTTTGATGAGCTGTTTTATTGTCTTGTTCTTGAACTCTGTCTGTAGTTGTCTTAACCCCTGCTAACTCAGTTTCAAGTTTGGCCACCTTATTAACCAGTTCTTTATTCTGCTTAATAATTAATGGCAAATCATCAATGGCTTTGTCAAAATCATATTCTTCGCTATCATTACCAGCACTCTTGTCATCATCGCCATTCAACGCCTCTTCAAGCATGGATTGCAATTCTTCATTTTCAGACTGTAAAGCTTGGACTGATTTGCGTAAATCTGCTGCTTCCTGCTGCGCTTTATTCATTGCAACAACGGCGGATTTATAACGTGATTCTGATACCATTGGCTCAGATTCTTCATTATCTTTTTGCGGTTCGTTTTCGCTTTCAGGTGTACTTTGCTCAAGCTCCTGTTCGGTTTCTTCGTTGTCGCTATCCGACTCTGTACCTTCATCAGGGGAGTTTTCTTCTGGTTCTGCCATTCCCTGTAAATCATCACCATACATGGCTTTGAGCTGGGAATTAGCATCATCTTCTAGGGACTGATAACGTTTATCTGTTTCTTGCGTCATTCTATATTTATCCATCTAAGTGTTTGTATGTCTCTCGACATGGGCAGGGTATTTCAACCTTGGTTCTGCTGGTAATTAAACGATGTTTAATTTATGGCTCATAATACCATAAATTACGAAAGTCAATATATTATTTTTCTAACAACTCCTCAGCGCTATTTCGTATTGATAATGTCGTGCGAATCTGAGCTATTGCTCCTCTTGCAATATACAGCCTGTTTTCGCTGCAACTCTCTAATTCATGTTGATATGCGCGTAACTGCTCATTTAAAACCTCCTCAAATGCCTGCCAGTTGCTTGAGGAAGTTAGTGCGTAGATTTTATCAGCTTGTTGTTTGGTCATTTATTTCAATATAGGTTTTAGTTAAATAAATCGTAATAGCTTTTCCGTTGCTCACATTATCAATAGCTTGGTCATAACACTGCTGATGACCAACTCCGAAGACAGATTGTGTTTCACTCGTCCTTATTCCGCATTTAAAACACGGTTTTGCTAGTATTGGTGGGTTCATTATATTTTCTCTCTTTAGTTATCCGCTTATTTCTGATCTTGAAGTATTGAGATGTTTTTTATTGGCTCAATCCTTCATTAGCCACAGTTTCTATACCATCTTGCCCTTGCCCAATATCCATGCCCTGTACCGCATCTGGCTCTGGTGTGTAAGATTCACTGCCAACTGGCAACGCTGGGTCTTGTGGGGATGTATTAACGTCCATTGGTGGTAATTGCTCAGGCTGGTGTTGTGGTATTGACTGGGTAGCAGCGGGTAATGTTGCCAATGGCGTACCATTAACATCAACCTTACCATTCGAATCTTCAATGCTTTGTGCAATGGCAACAATATCAGGAGCTAACATTTGCGCTTCTTTTAGTTTGGTAGCTACTTCAATCGCGGTAAAGTCTGTTTTGGTACTGGTGTTAATGCGTTCAGCCTTAACTTTTTCAGTAGTTTCTTTTTGAGTCAATACTTCTTCCTTAACCTTTTCGGCATTTTCCTGTTCAGTTACCGCTTGAGCTTCGTATAACTTAGCCCTCGCTTCATCAGCAACATTATTTTGCGGTGGTTGTGGTTGCTGGTCTTCTGGTAGCATTTCAGGAACTGCCTTTTCTGCATCAATGTCCATGTTTTTAGCAATCTCTGTAGCCAAGTAGCGTACATCGGTAAATTTAGCCACCAGCGCGTTAGATGATGCTATGTTAAGGAATTGCATAAGCGACTGTACCTTGGCTTCCTTAGCTATCAATGAAGATGAACCAAGAACCTGAATTTCCATATCTCCAGATTTTAATTCTTCTTTGTCAGACCATTGCATATTCCAGTCATAAAGACTTTGAATGAAAGGCTTAATTAATCCGTCCTCAAGGTTTTTGATAACTTGTTTGATGGGTATTGCTGCTTGTCCTAATTGCATAGACAAGCCTTTAGCCGTTTGATTTACCTCTCCTGAATTGTCTCCATAGGTGTACGCTGGTAACGATGTTTCATCGTCCGCATAACCTTTGAATAGTTGAATCATATCCATTAACGCACCTGTTGGCACATTTGGCTGAAAGAATCTTACTGCTGGTTCGCCTTGGTCGCCCTTGTCTCTAAGCCATATCTGCCCAGCTTTCATGACCTTAGGGTCTTGCCCGTCTTTAAGCATCAGTGTATTAACTTCTGCCATTGGGATTGCAGACATAGCCATACCGTCCAGCATAATACGAACACTGCCATTCACAACGGCTTGTGTGTGGCGCATCATGCGTGTAGGTGGAACGCCCCAAAATTGATATGGAACTTTTGAATAGATAAAGAAGTTGTACGGAATGCGTTGTTTAGCCATCGGCATAACCTTAGCCAATAAGGTAACACCTGAACACGTCCAGACATTACACCACGCGCTCTCTGTCTCGCTAACACCTTCAACACCTGCTAATGTCAATAATCTTCCTGATACCTGCCCCCAGTATTCAAGTACATCGTACATCTCAGCCTGTGCCGCTGTGGTGTCGGTTATTTTGGCAATGTTTCTGCGATCCACCTCATGATAAAGTGGTATGTGATTTCCTTTGTCAGTACGTTCTAAAATCTCATTGATTTTATCGGTATCAAATTGCGGATTGTCTTTAAGTGCAATAAATTGAGTGCGATTGAGAATGTGACGCTCATAAATGCCACTCATGTTCTCAACGCTTGAGGCGTAAGGGTCTGGGTACAAATCAAAGCAAGAAACAATTGCGCCTTTCGGGGCGGGGATTTCCTCTTTTACAACAACCCAATCTTCACTTAAGCCGTCTTCTGATACTTGCTTACTCCAGCGCGTTACCTGCTTAACACTTGGGGTAATACCTTTTACACAACCCGTACCAATAATACACGCCTCAAGAATTGCTGATTTAGCAGAGCATTCATAGTCAACGTCAATCAACTGGTCGTCAATTTCTTTCTGCATCGCATCAGCTTTTAACTTGCTTTGCTCGAACGTATCTTGAGTATTTAATTGCTGATTTTCTGGAATAGGCGTGGGTGATAATGTCCAGTGCCGTGCAGTAGTTTGAAACATTAAGTCACTAATACGCGCATAAGCTGCCATTGCTTTAGTGCGCGTTAGTCCGATGTAAATATGACTGTGAAACTTTGATATTCCTGCAACATCAGCGTCGTTTATCTGATTGAATGCGCGTAAGTCTTTCAGCCATTCTTCTTCGATGTTGCGCTTGGCTTGAAACCATTGTTGCCAACGCTTCTGTAATGTCTGCCCCAGTTGGTCATCATCTGGAACAGTGATATTGTTTTGTAGTGCCTGTGGTGGGCTTGTATCAAGCTCTAAACCGATGTCTTTCATCTTCTATTCCAGCTTTGGGATTGATTGTCGTCGCGACAATTTATGTGTTGTTTAGCGATAAATTCGCTTTCTTTTGGTTTTTATCAAAAGAATTTTACCAGCTATTCTTTCTGCATACTTAGTAATATCTTCTAAAAACCATCTATCAATTAAGTCACTGGATTCCTTGGCATTTTTACTGCAAGAATTATCAATTTCTTTATTAGGCATTTTAATTTAAATTTTTAAATAAATCGTAGGGCGTAAAAACTAATTGCGTATGACATTACGCGATCATCATGCGTCTTGCGTTGCGCTCCGTAGCTACCATCATCATTGATAATGTAACTTTGGCATTCTTTTATCACTTCTTTGTCGCATATTCCATGCGTACCATCGCGTAGTGCCGCGCTTAGTGTATCAATAATCAACGGCTTTGTTCTGCGGGTCGTCAACCAGCCAACCCTAGTTTGCTCTTTGCTGTCTGTGTAACCATCATCAACTGACTTTTGCACATACAAATATGGGTAGTATGAGTCTCTAATAACGGTAGCAGTTAGTAATCCGTGATTATTGCATTCAGGTATCAGTAGAGCTGAGTTATACATATTACCCAGTGCTATTAATAGCTTACCAAACAAATCAGGGGCGATATGACCGTGATACTGTGCTACTTGATACCCTTGCTTATCTAGTACAGTTGCTGTTGAGTAGTCTCCATCGCTAAGCCCTTCGGCGACATCCGCACCTATGACGTATCGCATACCCGCCTTTGGTTCACTCCATACTTTCAAATAACCGTCTTTCCGTGCAACAAACTTACCGTTTTCCAGTACCATGTGCTTAATTGGGTTGTAGCATTCTAGCATGGCTTTTGCCATTGCGTCTTTATCGAAAACTGTGCGCCCTGTAGATAAAAATGCTTCTTCCCAGCAATAAGGGTATTCTTGATTACAAAGGTCGTTACCAAGTTCAGTTATCTTTGACCTACGCCACGCTAACTGTTCGTTGTCTACGCCATATAATGCCTGTTTTTTAAGCTCGTCGGGTGTAGGCACAAAATCAATCGCGCTTTTTCTGTATTCTTTGCTCCAAAACCAAGGCACAAAGACCGCTATGTAGTCGTTTTTACCAGCAATCGCTTCAATCCATAGGTCGTAAAACTTACCACCAACGCCGTTTGCCGTTGACTCTAAAATAACTTCTGTGCCGTCTGAATCATTACCATCGGGGACGCATTGAAGTACACCAGCAAAATGTTCATCGGCGTTATTCCAAAAAGCGATTTCACTCCCGTGAAAGAATTGGATTGTTCCTGACCGCCCTACAGCCCTACTTCCTGCTGTGCCAACTTTGTAACCTGAGTCGAGCTTATTAAAAAGCAATTCTTTTGCGTTAGATGCCCCCACACTTGGCTTTAGCTTGTCGTTAGCGTTGTCATGATAGCGTTTAGCCATTATGAAAAGGTTATCAGTTGCCGCTTGCTCATGCGTAAGTATGTAAGCCTGTTTACCAAACCCAGTTGATGTTCGCCAATAAAAACGCCCCTCGGTGTATGTACTTGCTCCTTGCTGCCTCCCCTTTAAAAGCAAGGCTCTTATTTTCCCTGTTTCGCTCAGTTGTTTTTGTAACTGGGCGTGTATGTATTTTTGCGGGTCGTTAAACTCCAGAGGGTAAATTTTACCCTCTTTGGTTTTAATCTTTAAATTGACCTCGGCGTATATTTCAAAGTCATCAATGATCTTATTAAACGCTTGTTGCTCTCTATCTTCCATTACGCTTATTTAACATTGATTCAAAACTACCGTCTTTATCAGCATCGCCATTCGCATTATCATTGATACCATAGTTTCTACGACGCATATTAAAAACCTTGTCACGAGATTCAATAAGGGTTTTATTTATACGCGCTTTCTTTTCTAAGTCTTCTGCGCTATCAGGGTCGTTAGCAATGGTCTCAAGCTGTTTTTCAAGTAGTTCACATATCCGCGTTAGCCGTTTAACGTCTTCTCGCTCTTCTATGATTACCGTTGCTTGGATGTTGGCAGTGCTTTCAATTAGTTCTTTTTCAGTCAACTTGCGATTTACAACATCTTCGTATGTTGATTCGCAGTTTACTTCTCGCAGTTTACTTTCTGCTGCAATTCTTACTTTTGCACTAAGGTCTTTTTTCCATTCAAACTTTTTAGATCTTGCTCTAATTGATGCCTCCGAGATATTAAAGATACTTCCTATCTCGACATTAGACCTAACACCTAGCGAGTATTCGCGTTCTACGGACTCCCAGTTTACCTGTTTGATATTAGCCACCGATATAACTCCTTTTTGCTATTTCTATCAAATCATCACTATTAAGTTTAAACCATTCACCACGAACTCGCTTATCATCAAACATATTGTGAAGTGTTCTTTCCTCTAATCTCATATTTTCAACAAAATAAGCAATTGATACAAATATATCGAAAGGCGACGAACATTGATGCTGATTAAATCTTGAGCTGAAATGTTTTGCCAGACCTATCTTATAAATCCGTTCTAACCCTGTATCTATGTAAATAACATAAATAAAACCTGAGCAATCAAAATCGTCTTTTTCAATTAGTTTAACGCCGCAATTATTAACGCTACGTTCTACAACAATCCTTTCTATCCCTAAATCTCCCCAGTATTTTTTTATTGCTGGAATAGTTATATTGTATTTTCTTGACATATCAGATAAGGAAACAATCCCGTTACGCCAATCATCGCGCATCACGCTCATAGAATCTGCCTTGGCTTTTATCTTTGCAGTAAGGTCTCTAGGCACTCCAAGTTTATCCCAGTGCTTTTCGATTGCTGGTCTTGATACACCATACTGCCTTGATAGATTACTAAGAGTAATTATTCCAGCGCACCAATGAGGGTACATATCATCCCAATCAATAACCCGTTTTTCAGCCATTACAAAAACTCCCTTTCAGTTACCCAGTCTTTACCGTCATAAACCATACAGCCATCAGTGATCGTATACTTAGACTCAATCCCGTTATCACTAAACCGATACGCACACATCTCTGAATCAACCCATAAGCTGAATGCTATTACAATGATAGCTATGACAATAAGAGCTATTTTCCAGTCAAGCATAATTCAACAATCCTGTTGGCACGTTGATCGCATCTACACTCAATCATGTTAATTTCTGATTCTATTGTTATCACGACGCGATAAATTACGTTACTTTGCACTGTCGATAAAATATCATCCGTCACTCTGCCGACTACAGACAATATCATAAGGTCTTGCAGTTCTTTCGGTGTAGCTAAAGTTAAAACTGTATTGCTTAAATTCATTATCTGTCTCTCATAAAATCGGAAGGCTTCTTATTTTCAGCGCGTACAACGCTGGTGCGGTTAGCGGTATCTTTGCTATGTTGTTTTAACCACAAGCTATTATCAAACCACTCTTTGTGGGCATGATAATTTGGCAAGTTAAGAGGTGGTACTGTCATCATCATCCTCAATCGTATCGATTACACCACAATACGGACAGTAACACTCGCTTACAGGCTCGTAAAGAGTAAAGCACTTGTCGCAGCTGCCGCATTGTATTAATTGCTTGCTATCTGTCATGTTCTTATCGACCTAACTTTTAAGCCTGAGCTTCTGATTGTTGCATTTGAGTGTTCTACAAAATCCTTGTAAAACTTCCTATCCCTATTAAACATATTTTCGTTTCGCTTTGCTTGATCCCTTTCTTTTTTTATATCATCAAAATGGTCTCTTTGTAACCGTGTATCTACATTTGATACCTTTAACTTATCAGCAATATCGAAAACATCTGTTATGTCTTTGCTTTCAATGTAGTTATAAAGCGGCTTTAGTCTTGACGCAACAAACAAGTAAACGTCTGTTGATTTATAGACATAAGCATTGTCGGCAATGGGGATTCTTTTAAGTTTTTTATAGTCTTCAATCTTTAAATCATTATCACGAACAAAATTAAAGAATATGAAATATATTTTATAGTTAGGCGCATTAAAGAAGTTAGTTAGTAACTTAATATCCCACTTATACTGCATTCTTTCAATGCTTGCATCGTCCATTAAAATATCCCGCCAATTTCCGCCATTGCATCATCAATCGGCATTAAGTAATGTGTGTCTAAAAAGGCTCTCATTCGGTAAAATACTTTTTCATCTTTGTTGTGGTATTCGTATGTGTGAACATAATCAGGTAACACATCATCAATCACGATGGTATGATGGTCTATCCTACGAACCCATAGTTGGTTTTTTTCAACACTCATGTTCTATCAACTTTTTTAGACACTTCAATCAATAACCCATCTTGTTTATTCTCTATTCTATCTAGCTTAGCAAACATTGCACGTTCCAACCTTTCTGCGTCTGTTTTAATTGAATGCTCAAGGCTATTAACCTCTGTTTTTTTTGCATAATCGTTAGCAATTGTTATCTTAATATTGCTAATCTCATTCTCATTGTCTCCAATCCTATCATCATGTTTTTTAAATTGCCATCCGATTGCGGCTAATGCCGTCCCAGCTATTAATATAATGAGATTCATATCAACGTTCATTTTTACTACCTTTACGCTTCACAGCGTTAATTAATTTAAGTCATTATACCACCAATTAAACAGTGTGATATTAAAAATATTCGTACCTTACCACTAGGCAAATCATCACTTACAGAATTATATTCATTTGATTGTAATTAATGTCTTGCGTAAAGCATTAAACTATGATTTAATATACCCAACATCAAAGAACGGCAAAATGTCGGGAAGGTGGTTTTTGGAGAGTGTCATGGGTTACTTAGTAATTGCTTTAATGAATTTAACCGCTGTAGTGTCAACCGTTTTAATTTACATTAATCTGTGAGGTGTGTCATGAGTAAAGATAGCGTTATTTACACAAAAAACAAACAGACTGGCAAAAGTGAAGGAATAAAACAGTATGACATTACTATGGTTGACTGGGGGTTTAATTTCTTTGTTGATGATGAGTTAAGCGCGTTTAAAGCTGCTTATCAATTTAGAGATTCCCCTAATGGTGTGATTGTCGAATTTGCTGGCGGAGTTCAAAGATGGATGGTTACAGTATTTAATGAGCTAGGGGCTAAAATTGGTCTTGACGGTTCAAAACTAAGTTAATCAGGAGAATTATCATGGCTATCATAAAAAACCAAATCTCAAAAGCCGAGTTTATTTCGGCATTAAATGGAAAACTCGAAGTTCTTAAATCTCACTATAAAAAAATAAGCGAAAGATTTCATGGCAACATCAACGACCAAACATTTGATGCGGTTGTTAGCTGCCTTAACAAGCTTAATCATGAAATGGCATTAATTAGTTTACAAATATGGAATACTGAATATCATGGAAGAATTTAACGCTGGTCGTGCGCTTGTAGCACACCGAAAAGTATCAACACGAGACTGCCCTAGATGTGGTAGCGAATTCACCGCTAGGATCGAAGCTGAGGCATGTCCTAGATGCAAAAACCTTGAGGGGGTGCGTAGATGTCTCGCTAAAAAGAAATTAACTGAGAATAAGGAATAATCATGGGTTCATTAAGACTTGAATCAACAAGAGGAACTTTACTACTGAACTTAAGCAACGTGGACGGTGCTTTGCTTACAGAAAACGATGACGGCGTTGAATTTATCGCGCTAACGATGATTGCTGGCACAAACATAAAGGCTATTATCTGCCTATCAAATGATGTTAAAAAACTGGATTTAAGTGGTATTACAAGCAATAGACGCACAATCGAACTAGTAGAAGGACTTGTTAGTGGTAATGGTACGTTATCGGATGTAATGCGCGATATTGAAAGGGGTATGTGATGAGTTGTCACCATATTCATAATTGAAAAACAGAATTAGAGCATCTGCATAAATTAAAAACTATTGATTATCAAAATGCGCCATCAATGTTTTCCGATGAGGACTCTGGAAATAGGCCGACCAAGGGAGAGGTTATGTTTGTAATAAAATATATTGAAAAGGCAATTAAGCGAAAGGAATATTACCAATGAATAATCTTAAGCACCAATTCACCCAATGGCTACTAAGTCAATCAGACGTGCTAATGGTGGCGTGGGATATGAAAACCGATGGCACAAAACAACCGATGATTCTACGCGGTGATAGATACCCAATAGAATCTTGATTTTATCAGTTTTCACCGACTGGTAAATGCGGGTATTTTAATAGTGATGGGGTATTTAGTGAGTTTAGACATTCTGCTAAACCTGTTTTTACCCAAGTTGATATTTTTGGATAGGTGATTTATGAGCGGATATATTATTTTAAATAAAACTGGTGACGAATCTGTTGATGTAATTGTTAATATGCTTAATTCGGCAGGTGCAGCTTATCATAGTACGGCTGACTGGTGGGAAGAATGGTTAGATGGCGTAACAGTGCATGATACCATTCAATTAAAACTTGATGTCTTAGCTAAGGAAGTAAAAAGTTTAAAAGAACAAGCTGGTGCGTCATAAAATTTAGACTTTTCAGGCAATAAATAGCCCAGTTCGTAAGTTCTGGGCTATTATTCTCTCAGTCAATCAAACTTCTAAACTGTTTCCATCCCCTGAAATTCCTACACCATTCATCTTTATTGCTTAGTGGGTACGCTTGATGCTCTACTGGTGAAGCATGAACAGGCTTAGAGCCTACTAACCGATCATACAGTGCTACGTCTTTATCAAGACTTGGATTCTCGCCGTAATGAGTCAGGTATGACTCTCTAGCGCACCGTGCCGCGCTTAACTTAGCTAATGTTTTATTGTCAAGTCCAGATTTTCGTTCTTCGTTTGTTACAAACGGCAAATGCCAATCATAAGCTGTCTTTAATAATTTAGGCGCTGAGCTATCCATTGCCGCCTTCATCTTGGTAGCCAGTTCGTTAATTTCTGGCTGTGCATCAGGGTGAATCCGTAATGAAAAAAAGTTATCCCACTCAGTAGCCGTCACAATAACGTGTATTGGCAAGAATGGCTCTAGCAATCTATTTACTATTTGCTTGTGATAACCTTGCTGCAACATAGTTTCTGCTCTGCTAGCCATTTCCATTGCTGCACCACGCCACTGATATTCACCTTGACCAAAATCAGCATGATTTTTAATTTCTTCACGCGCTTGCATACCTGATTGATTCGCCCCCCAGTGTACAGGCATCATTGGGTTATTTCTAACCTGTTCAATCAGTTTATGGGTCGGTATTGCACGGCTTGAGCTGGCATTGCGTGAAAACATCCGATGGGTGAGGAATTCGGCATGAATGTACCGATGATATATCAACTCCAGTGTAGTTAATCTTGCACCGTCCAGCGAAATACTATCTTCAATTACTTTTGCGCTAATTTGACTCATTTACTTACCCACGCCGCGTCTTCGCTCAGTTCTTTTTCAGCAATATCCACCAAACATATCAATGCCTCCATAAGTAACTTGCTATTCAACTCCTCAAAAGGCACTGGTACGCCTCTATGTTGCCATTTAATTTGGTTCTTTGCTACTTCAATTGCTCTTGTTGGACTCATTTTCCACCGCCTTCTGTGCTAATTTCAAAGCATTGTGTAAATAACTTTCAGATCTGAATTGTGCAAACAACAAAATAGACCTTGCCGCACTAACCGCATTTTCATTAGCATCTGGAAAAACCTTTGCATACAAATCAAATATCGGATTTATTCGCTCGTTAATTGTGTCGTAAGTGTTGCAAATTGGAATATCTTTAATGCCGCGCTCAATGCTGTATACCGCTTCTTTGTAATCTTGTGCTGCTGTCTTTAAACGACCATCAATGCCGCCACACATTAATTTCTTGTAAGCCTCGGCTAATGCAAAGGGAAGATTAAAACGATGTGCTACACCGAAAGGGTCATAATCGCCTAGTTTTTGATAAGGATTGCTCATTTCATCGCTTCCATAAAAAAAGCTATCACCAAAATACAAAAAACAGCGGTTACCCATCCACCAGTATCATTATTAATTCCATGCTTAATTTTTTCATAACTACTACTCATATTCTTTAACCTTTTTACCTGCAATCAACGACACCATGCGTTCAGCACGTTCTGGCGTTTGTGAGTGGTATTTACTGGCTCTAATGCCAGCTATCGCTTTTTGTGAGTTATTATCACGCATTGCCTGTAATGTGTTTTTAAATGCCATCACGCCGTTAATACCCATTTGGAAAATCATATTGATAATGACAGGCTTGTATTTGTCATCAAGCGCATCAAAGAAAGGCATATTGCGCTTGATACCAGCATAAACATTATCTAAGTCTCGCTTAAAAAGAGCTGAGCATTCTGCTTCAGCAATCTTGTCGCCGATGTTCAGTTGTCTTTTTAGAATATCAAGTGCGCCGTCTGCGTCTAAATTGTGACCGATGCCAACGGTCTTAAATCCGCGAGTGCAGCGGTAAACAGTTAGTTTTTTCCCCTCATCACTGGAAATCATTTTTTCTATGCTAATCATCTTACCCCCTTTGATCGCTGTACTTTGGTTTGGTTCATGTACTGCCCTCGCACCGCATAACCTTTATTGCGCGGTACTGGGCTATGTTTCCAGAATTTAATTTGACCGACTTTTAATCCCTCTGACAATATCAACTTATGAAACTGATTATTGTTTTTAAGCTCAAGTGTAACCTTGCCTTTAAACCAAGCATCACACCATCCTGCTAATTCATGACCTAAGAAAGACCTACCAACACTGCTTTTTAATGAAAAATCAGCCGACAACCAAGATGGCAGGTTTAATGCTTCTGCGGTACTGCCCAGTAAAACAGCATCTGGCATCATATATTCATAGCTAGTCAATTCAATTTCTTTAGTTTTAATGGTTTCACCTGCCATTAAATTGACCTTATCCATACTGCCAGACATATCCTCCACACGGATATATTTATCAAGTGTTACATCAATGCTGCTACCGTTCACATGATTGATAGGCGCGTCAATAACGCCTAACTCAACCAATATGCACAGGTCGTTATATGACAATAAGCCTTTAGGTATGAATACCTTTGGAAACTTTCTCTTTAAGAATCTAATCACTCTTTACATCCAAAAATTAATTTAAACATATTATACCAAAAAACAACTTGGTATCTACCGCTATCTTGATACAAATTTATCACATCGCCTTGGTCTATCATCAATAATTGATTTACATCTTTGTGAGTATTCGCGGCAATAATGCCTATCATCAATATACTTTTCGGATAAATAAACCAGCTCTTTTATGATTGCTGGTTTATTGTCTAAACTGAATTGCTTTTGTGAATCTGATAATTTATTGAATGGCTTAATAGTGTAGCCATTTGGCTTATTATTTTTGCAGTACGTTAGTCGTAATTCAAACCCCGCTCGTCTTATGCGGTCAGATAGCGTGGTGTTGCTCACAACCTATCGTTCCATTGCTCAAAGGTTAAAAATTCAGGGTCGTCTATTTCATCATTCCAGACAATCCAACCTTGCGCTTTATCCGCTGCTAATTTCAATTCTTGCTTTTGCGCGTCAGTGATATTGTAATTACCATTAGTAACTCCTTTTAACCGATTCCATAGCTAAGTTTCGCAGTCACATATCCACCCAGCAAAATAATGTTCTTCCGATAAATCAGACATTAAATCGTAAAGTGCTTGCTGGTCTTCTGTAAATTCACTCATATATTCTCACGCAATTCTCTACTGCTTTCCTGTTAAACCAACGCCTAACAACATAACTGCGAATCAACGAAATGACTGTAAAATATGCGGTTATTGCTAAATTATCAGAAAATGAAATATGTATGTCAAACATTGGGAATATAGCTAGTTGCGACAATAAAGCTACAATGTAACCGATAGTGGTATTTGTTATGCTTTCTATTATCGATTGTTTTTTACTTTGCATTATACGCCTATCTATTTGCCAAGTGAATAACTTTTGAAAATCTGTGACTTCCAATATGTGCGGTAACCTTGCCACCTTTAGCCTTGCCACCTTTGCCACGCCAAGAATTTGCACCCTTACTTGGGTCTGGGTTTCCGCCACGCAAAACCAAACCAGCAAGTGCCAAATACGCTTGTTTCAAATCGTCAGGAATTGATGACTGCACCGCAGGAACTTTGCACACTGACGATTTAATCTGTCTTGCATGATTAACCGATGAGTGCATTACTGCCATTGTTCCTAGTACACTTTCACCTCTGCTTTCGGCGTAAGCTATTTTTGATAAGCACTCGCGCTCTCCTGCTTCTGAATCTGTCGCGCTTAATAAAATAAAAATCACAAAAAGAATGCCTAATGCAAAAAGGTTGTGTTTGTCGTTTTTAAAAAAATCACCCATAAATAACCTCTATTTTTGTGGCATAACAGACATAAAAGCGTCTATCGCCGAATCTATATCCGCTGTGTCTGCAAACGCTTGTAGAAGCGATTTAACACGCGGCGATATTGTTTTGTTTTTAGCGTTTAAGAAAACCTGTTGCCAGTTTCCGCTTGTCATTCTTGCAATTCCAGCAAGTTTGATTGTATCAAGCATTAGCTCTTTTTGCGAAGGTTTCATTTTTTTAAGTTCATCTTGGTAATTCACAAACTGCCCCATTGCTTAGCCATTGCGTCCGCAATTCCTTGGAATGTAACGCTTCTTTGTTTCCTGCGTTCTTCTTTCGGTAATTTGCAAGCGTCTAAATGGCATTTACTCATGGTTTTACCTGATTTAAACTTAACAATATCAGGCTCTACTATCTCAGTAGGTACTAACTTTGGCAATCCTTTTAGCCATAAACAAGTAGCTTTACGTTCATTATGTCCAAACTGATACGGCTGAATTATCTGATCTGGCTTTCTGTATCTGGTTGACATTATGCCGATAGGATTCTCAATGGCAATTCTGGGACAATCTGCATTAACCATCATCATAAAAAATTCAACTGCTTTTTTTCTATCTTCATGTATTGTCGGGAAGCGGTGCGCATACTCTGGTTTATACCATTTGTTTGCTGTTACTGTGAGCCGCGTACACTCAGGATGGGCAATAATTAAATCCCACTCATCGTCCAAAATTTCTAAAACATCCTTCTGCAAGTGCCATTCAGGATGTCCTCCACTTGGCGGCAAAAGGTCACAACTAAAAGCATCATGACCTAACAGCCTAAATGCCTTGCAAACAGTCTGAGACTCCTCACAAGCGATTAAAACTTTCATATTCATAGCTCCAGTAGCGTGTTTTCTTTATTGTCTTTCTCATTGCATTGGGCAATGTAACTTTCGACAGCTTGAGTGATACATTCAGCGTCAAGCAATGCGTAATAATCATCAGTGGCTTTATCCCACGCAATTGATGCTTCGTGAATGCCGTTACCAGTGGTGATTGCATAGCCTAGTGCCGCGTGTGCGGTTGTTAATTTTTGTTTTAGTTTATCACGCATGCTTTACCCCTCTTTGCTTTTAATTTTGCCAAAATGATTTCTCTGTTTGCTTCGTAATACTGCTTTTTCTGAGCGAGTATTCTTTCCTTGTTTTCGTCGTAACGCTTTTTTGCTACTTCTGAAATACGTTTTTTATTTTCCGCACGATACTTTTTAGCGTCAAAAGTTTTCTGAAAAGCCGTTTCGTTTTTAATGTCCACGCATTTTTTTGAGCAAAATTTATCATGAATATCTGCTACTGGTTCGCCGCAAACTACGCATTTTTTTTCTTCGGAGAATATAATTCCATTCGGTTTATTATTTGCCATTAGTAGAATCCTCCGACTTAGTGAACTCGTCTGGATGCAATCTTTTAAGCTCGGCAATCGCAAGTCGTGATTTTTCCTTAACCGCTTCGTCATGCTCTTTCAGTAAGTCTGTTTTGCTTTTTTCTGTCGGCGGTGCATTAAGTAAATTACCGATATTTTCCCAGTGTTCTTTTGCATTAATCACGTTGGTTTTTTTAACTGCCGATTCAAGTAGTCCAGAAACAGTCGTTATAGGCTTATCATAACCCAAACATAACTGACTAGCCCTCTCATGTGTTAATCGCCCTAAATCGACTGCCTGACTGATTGCTGATATGCGTTGTTCTCTACTATCTCCTTGCGTTGCCCACCATTTAGGCCCAGGTGCGGTTTTGATAATGGCTAGGTATTTTTCTTTAAATGCCATTCTCGCGCCGATTTTATCTGGATAGACGCATTCAGCAACGCCCCACGCCGCCATAATCTCGTCAGTGATAACAACGGTGGCATTTTCATCAAATAAGTTTTGAGCCAATGCCCACGCTTCCTCTACGCCAAGATGCTTGTTGCCAAACGAATCATTGATAATTTCAATAATATCATAAACCGCTGGAGCTGCTTTAGCGGTTTGTCTATGGCGTTTTATCGCTTGCTTGATAATATCGAACTGGTAATGTTCCAAATCCTCAAATATCAAAACCATGTGCTTTTGGGTAAAAACTTTGCCAAATGGCATAACATCATGCGTTGCTGTCCAGACCTCACAGAATGGAATAAAATCGGCATCAATCATTACAATGCTCCAATACGTTTAACATCAACGGGAATAGCTGTTGAATCGATAGCATTTGAGTCGCCATTGCGATCAAGTGCATAAAATTCGTGCTGAGGTGGTTTTTTTGTGCCATAATTTACACCTGATTTGTTAGCTTGATATTGTAAGCCCTGACTGATGTTGGTAGCACTGTTGGGGTTTTTTTGTGCCTGACGATTTCTTGACTCGTTGATTTGCTTAATACATCCCTCTGGGGTAACACCTAACCAGCCTGTTTCACTCAAAATTAATAGACATTGGTTTGCTGGGTATCCATCTTGCTCAAGTGCAGAAAGCCTTTTTATTTGCAGATTTACCGCATTCTCAGTTAGCTTTGATTTTCCATTACCGTTCTTAACTATTCTCATTTCGTGCCAGTTTAAAAATAATTGACGGTCAATAAACAAGGGCAGTTCTACAGTTTCGTAGTACGGCTTTGGTTTTTCAGCTTTTACTTTTGGTTTTTCAAGTTCGGGTGCGACAAACGCGCTTTTTGCGTTTTCGCTTATCTCTTTATTTGTGTTTTCTATCTGTTGTTTTCTATCTGGTTTATTATCTGGTATAGGTTGGACGTTTTTGTCAAATCCATTTGCCGTTTTTGTCAAATGGGAATTGACGTTTTTGTCAAATCCATTTGCCGTTTTTGTCAAATCAGACGCTACGGTGTATAGCCACGTTTTTTCATCAAAAAAAGCATACCAAGCGGTTCTATCATACCCCGCCTTGTTGTAATTTCCTTTAATTAGAACACCTTTTTTTACCAGTCCATCAAGCGCATAACGAACGGCTCTTGTAGTCATGTAAGGAAACAGTTTTGCTAATGATTCAGTCGTGTTGTACGTCCACGTTCTGTCATCATGTTTATTGATACCGTCGCTATAATTCTTGTTAATCCAGAATTGAAAATTGCTGATAATAAGGGCTTCTTCGATGCCGTACTTAACAGCAACGTCAACACTTAGTTGATGGCTTGTTGATTGAAAACTCATTTTAAACTCCAGCAAGAGCGTCTTTATAAAACAACCGCTGTTTTTCCGATGTTAATCTTCTGCACTCAACGCACGAACCGTCAAGAGTAAATCTGTCGGATTTATGACCGTACCTGCATGGCTTACCAGTGCTGTACCGTCTCAATTTTAATTTTGCCGCATCTTGCCTAGTCATTGTTTTTTCCTAATGAATTAATAAAAATAAAAATACAATTTACAGATTAAAAATAAATCTGTCAACATAACAATCAGTTATTACAAAACATCTTTTCTGTAACGTTTTTCAAAATAAACCTGTCCTTTGCCAGTAATAAGCGTCTTAAAACTTGGATGGGATTACCGTTATTGTAAACGTGCGGTTTTTGCTCAATGGATACCAGAAGTTCACGGTCAATGGAATGTTGATAAGGGCGGTTGTTTGCCATTAAAAAACCGTCATTACGCAATCGCTCAAACAATCTGTTTTGACTAGTTCCGATAACTTTTGCAAAATCACCAACTGATACTTTACCATCGGTGTTACGGATGGTTTCCGCAAATTCCACTTTTGGCTTTTCGGTTTCAATTTTATTCTGTAATGATTGTTTTTCGGTTTCTGATTGTACCAAGGCAACAAGTGCTTCAAGGTAGTTTGTCGGTACTTTTGGCTGTGCAGCTTCGAGTTCAATCCAACGCTTATTTATTTTATGACGCGCCTTAACGTCATAACCTGTCATGAGTGTTAAGGTATGCTCGTGGTCAAGTAGGATTTCTTTTGTACGTTTTGTGTGATTATCCGTAATAACTGTAAGTCCTTGAATTAATGGATAAACCATTTTTGGATTATCAAATTCAATATTATAAAGACCAGTGAATAATTGTACGCGAATATCTCGCAATACATGGTCATGATTTTTGCCAGTCAATTTAGCGATTTCAATTGATGACATTGTTTGTGATTTGAATATTTCTAATTCAGTGGTATTCATTGTATTTTTCCTGTGGTCACAAAAAAACCCACTCAAGCAGTCGGTGGTGGACAACTACAAGGCGGGTTCTTTAGAATAAAACTTATTTTCAGTTTTGAACTTTTTCCACCACAGAAAACTTCAAAACTAAGGTAAGTTTATCATGATTTTACTTTTGTGCAATAATATCATTTTCACCAAGGAACAACAATGGAACTCACACACGAAACCATCAAGCGAAAATGTTCAGCTTTCCGTACAAATTGTCTGAGTAGGGCTAAGAAGCTGGGTATTCCCGTATCAAACGTACCTATGCCGCGTGAATTTACAGAATGGCTAACATTGCAGCCAATAACAATTAAGCGTAAACGGGCTTATTTGACGTGTTATTTAACAGGGGCGTTAGTGCCGATTGGCAAGATTGAGTTCGACCATCGCATTCCAGTATCGAGGGGCGGTAGTTTTCAGGTGTTTAACCTAGGTGTAACTGATGCTCGTATCAATCAAAGTAAAGGTAATCGAACAGAGGACGAGTTTAAAAGCCTGTTAGCGTTAATAACAGGCTTTGATGATCAAGGGAAATCAATAATTGCAGACCTGAGGTCAGGGCAAAGTCGGCGGTATCGGTTTTAGTTTTTTAATATCCAGAGCTTGCCTTTGTCCTGCATTCTCTCTAGTGCATTTACGTTTTCATTACCCCATGCAATCAACATAGAGCCACTACCTGCGCCGTTACCTGATGTAACGCCTAAACCGTCCACAAACTTAACCCGCTTTTGAATAAACAGGATTGCATCCGCTTTAGCGCAATAATCGTGAAACCACGCGCAGTCGGTACGCGCAAAAACTAACGCAATACCGTTGCGGTGGTGGTGCATTTTTTCCAGCCACTTTGGGGTGAATTTTCCGTATGGTGGGTTACACCATACACTCCCCTGCCAATCACTAATTAATCCGTCAGTATGAATATCGAAGTGCTTTTTGGCTGGAATCCAAGGAACGCCACCAGTGTATTCAGCGGGGTTTACGCCGTTCTTTCTAAGTGTTTCATTTGAAAAAACACCTACCGCAGGAGCGCATACGTCAATATCAAACTCAACGCCTAATTCGTCAAATATCCATTTTGGCGTGTACCACTCGACACTGATATTGTCCACACTGTCATGTGTAAAACCTACTTTCTTTGCCGATGTTTTTACGGTATCTGTATTATCAAATAAATCACCGTTTACCATCATTAATCCCCGTTAATTCGCCATCAATAACATCCGTCACATTTTCAAGTTCAAGCATGGAAAATGTTTCATTCGGTGCGCATTTATTCATGTACTCAATAATCTCATTTGCCCACTGGATAGGGATGTAATTCAACTCATCTTGCAAGCCACTTACTTGTATTGCGGCAATAACATCAAAATCACCGTCTTCTCTTTCTCTTACTATCGCTTGAAACGTCATTCTATTCCTCCAAAAAATTACAAAATAACCCGTTTGTACTGCTTTTCTTCATGCTCAATTGCACGTTGGCACTCGAAACAATAATCTGAGTTGGATGCGGCTATTCTTGCCAACGGGATAGGATTGCCGCATTCCTCACAATCTCGCTTTTTAATTTTGTTGCTTGTTGGCTTAACATTTTTAAGCACATTTTTAATAGCGCGGTCAATATCGTTTTGTTGATATTCTGCCGCGAAGTCTGCATCATCTGCCATAATTTACATCTCCTGTTGATTTTGAACCATATCCTGCAATTACTGCGAACACCTCATAAAATGTAGGCAAGGCTGGTTTTTTACTGTGTGATTGCTTTGCATAACAAGTCGCCAAAATAGCTATTACCGCCTTGTTTCGACTTGATAATCCGTGTTTAACGCGATATGCTTCCAGTGATTTTACTCCAGCTTCATTTAATGTAACCGAAGTAATAACACAGTGACTAGGTGCAAACCCAGTTGCTTTTAAATACGCTTCTTGATTGAAGTCGTTTAATGCAATTCTTGTTACGCATTCACGGATGTAACCGCGTCGTTCGTTACCTGTATCTAAAAGATAAGGCGGTACTACTAAACTGATAATTTTTTGTTTTCTGATTCTCATATTAATTCCATACTGCGTTAGGATTTATTTTGCATTTTGATTTATGAATAGCACTGAATCTTGTATTTTTGCAACGCGGACAAATTCTCATCCCTACCGATACATGACCACCTCCTCTGGCTGTTCCGTGTGCAAGGGCAATATGCCCGCCCATTTGTGCCATGCGTTCTTTAGCCATCAATGCCCCACCACAAATTGATATTTACCTACGAATTTATTGCAGTGGCGCGGTGTTTCATCGTTAAATGGTAATGCGCCTAAGTCACGAGAAAAATACTGTGATAACGCGAGAATTGAGGATATTTTCTTAGTTATTCCCAGATACACAGTACATGAACCGTTGCTTCCGTTGTCGTCATAATCTTCATGGCGGGTAAAGTGTTGACACTGTCCGCAAGTTACTGTTATTGAATTACTCATAATTACGATCCCTTTACTTGTTCAATCATTTGCAAGTCTGAATCGATCACTTCGCACCAGACCATTTCAGGGTTTTCTACCTTGGAAAATTGATGCCAATAACCATTACCAGACCAATTATTGCCTAAGTAAATAAGTATTTCAGGAGAGCATGTCCATTTATACTTATTGCCAACAATAAAATTTTTTGAATTGCTCATTTTACACACTCCTCATGACAGTACAAAATAGGTAGCGCAATACAGAACACCAATGCAGCTAGTGTGAATATGAGAATTTCAAGTATTATTTTTTTCATAACCTGTCTTTCTCTTCCTTAGTTAAAGTTTCCAAATATTCTACAGTGATGCCGTAGATACCGTAACGGGCATTTAGTGGTTCAATGTATTTTCTTGGGAGTGGGCTATTGCCTAGTTTGATTTTAGATACAAAATCACCACCTTTTCCAATTGTCTCTGCAATGCTTTTACCGCTTGCCACCTGAAATAATTTTCTGGCATTTTTCTCGCGCTGTCTCTTTAAAGCATATCCGTTCATCTGATTTTCCAAATTAATTAAAACAGATTAAATGCTACCACAATACAACATAAAAGCAAAATAAATTCGACTATAAAATTTACTAGAAAAATCGTTGACAACAAAGTTAAATGCTTTATACTTCTTTTCCAATGGAAGAGGGAAACACCGACAGGAAGCCCGTAAAACATTTCAGTATATTTACCGCACGACACGCGCCGAAGATGTCTGAACCGCCCTGTGATAAGCAGGAATGACGGGATAACAAGGAATAGTAAGCAGAACAACTGCAAATGAAATATATTGTTAAATTATATTTAACAATATATTTAAAGAATACAAACTGCTGGGTAATTTAGGTTATCCAGTTGTTTGTGTTTTTTACCACTAAAGGGTAAACCATTCGCACCGTAGACACGGTGCATTTTTTATTCAAACGCTTGGCTAACGCGGAAAAGTTTGCTGGTCAGTCTGAGGATGCCGCTGCTCCATATCAGCTAACATAGACCATTAACGACAGTATGTCTCATCCTTATGGCTGGGCGTTAATACGGACACTGAACCGTTTAATTTCAGGATGCTAACTTAACTGACTGAATAGGTGGAAGGTTAAAATTAGTATTTCCGCAGGGCAAGCGGCTTTACTAATAAACAACTTTGAAATAAGCTGTTTATTAGTAATAACAGTGTGTTATTACATTAACAAAGAGGTTTTTATGTTTTTCAAGAATTTAATGGCTTTCAAATTAACTGAATTTTTTGAACAAAACCAAGAACAGCTAAGTGAAAAACTTAGTGCAATGGAATTTAAGCCATGTGGCTTACACGAAGAATCATCAACTGGGTTTGTTTATCCAGTAGGTAATAAGTCACTAGTTAACGCGGCAAATGGTTACATGATGTTCTGTGTAAAAACACAGAAAAAAGTATTACCGTCATCTGCGGTGAATGATGAATACAAAGAAAGAAGAGGAGTTTTTGAGTATGAAAATAGTCGAAAGCTATCGACTATAGAGCGCAAAGAATTAAAGGAAGCAATTGTTTTTGAGTTGCTTCCAAGGGCGTTGACAACCTCAAAATTAACCTACGCATACATCGACGTTAAAGGCGGTTTTATCGTCATTGACACATCATCACAGGGTGTAGCAGAAGATGTGCTGAGTTTGTTGCGTAAGTGTTTGGGTTCGTTGGCTTGCGTGCCTTTAAACACTAATGACACATCTGCATTTGTAATGACTGATTGGGTTAATTCTGGAAATATTCCAAACTTTATAAGCATTGAATACGATGCAGTTCTTAAGTCAGTTGGTGATGAAAAAAGCGTTATTCGGTGTAAAAATCAAGAATTGTTTTGCAGCGAAATTAAAAATCATATTGGTGCTGGGAAGTTGGTAACAAGCCTTGCAATTGGCTATTATGACCGTCTCAGTTTCACGCTTGATGACACACTGGCAGTTAAAAAACTCAAGTTTCTGGACGCTGTTCACGCTGAGTTATCGCATGAAGATATTGAAACTCCTGAACAACGATTCTATGCTGATTTTGCAATTATGACGGGTGAATTAACCAAGTTTATTAGTGCGATGATTGGCTGGTTTGGTGGACTTGTAGAATAAAGATTAATACCTGATGTCGGCATGACCGACACCACAACCGCTGATAGCAAGGCAGATTTTATATCTGGAGAAAAGTATGAGAAATCAAACAATAGCAGAGCGTAAGGCAGTTAAACGATGTGGTATTATGCAGAACGCAGCACATAACCCACCTTCTATTAAATACCCACCGCTAGTAAATAAACCAAGAACTTACCCGTCGTTAAAACAGTTTTTTTTGTGGGTTGTAGTAACGGTTGTTATATCACTAGCTTTATTTTTCTTTTTTTTTGGGTAATGCTATGAATGAAATTAACACACTTGTTATACAGGCTCACAAGCTCAAAGAATCGCTGGATTTACAGGTGAATGTTGCATCAATTAGATGCCAGTACAAACGATATGAACGCGTTAATCGCGCTTTTATGAGAGCTGTGCAACGCTTTCAACGTCGGTTAGATAAATTTGAGTGGTGCGCGTGATGTTTGATGTTGAAAAATTCAAAGCGGCAATGGAAGCCAAAGGTAAATTGGTTAATGTTGCTAATCCTGAAATCAGAGCTAATGCGGCTATATGGCATAAGCAATTAGAGCCGTTTAGACCACCATACAGGGCTTCATTCAGTAAATCGGTAGGTAGCGATATTCCAATGGAAATAGAAGCTGTAAAAAGAATGTCTTTATTTTTGTCGGCTTACTTCTTTATACTTGGCGTTAAGCACTGCAAACTTGGATTTAGCCAACGATTTGACAATGAACATTATATTAACGGTTACGGCTTTCAGTATGAGACTGAGCAAAAAGAATGCGGGATGATGCTTAATTGGTGATATAATTAACTCGGATTTTCTGTATTGCGGACGAGGCATTAAAGAAAATCTAATTGATTTGCGACAAACCCAGCTCTATTGCACTCGTCCTGTAATATCTGGGTTTTTTGTTGGAAAAAGGAAAGATAATGGAATTTAAAAAAGCGCAGAGAAAACAGGCAAAAGCACGGGTATTAATTGCTTCGCCCAGCGGTGGCGGTAAAACAATGAGTGCGCTGTTAATGGCGGCAGGGATTGGTGGCAAGATTGCCGTTATTGATAGCGAAAACGGCAGTGCGTCACTTTATGAGGGTATGGCATGGTGTCCAGATTTTGATGTTCTGGAATTGTCGCCGCCGTACACGCCTGAAAAATACATTGATGCTATCAAGTTAGCTGAAAAATCAGGGTATGACACTATTTTAGTGGATTCTATAACCCATGAGTGGGTAGGTTCTGGCGGCTGTCTTGAGTTAAATAGTGTCATTGCAGATGCTAAATTTCGCGGCAATACATGGAGTGCGTGGAACGTAACAAATGCGCGTCATCGACTGTTTTTGGACGCAATGATTCAAAGCAAATGCCATGTTATCGCAACGTGCAGAACAAAAACAGAAACGGCGCAACAAGAGGGGGCAAGTGGTAAAAAAGTTGTCGTCAAATTAGGCATGAAGTACGAACAGCGCGAGGGGATTGAGTATGAGTTTACCGCTGTACTTGATTTAGTCCATGAGGGTCATTGGGCTACCGCAAGCAAGGATAGAACAGGTGTATTTTCAGAGCCAGAAGTTATCACCAAGGCAACAGGTGAAAGGTTGAAATTTTGGCTAGAAAGTGGTGTTGATTTTGACATAATAGAGCAACAACGCATAGCTGATTTACTTGCTAAAAAAATCATCCTGATTAATGCGTGTACCAATATGGTCACGCTTGAAAATGTATTTAAACAAGCGTGGCAAGACCTTGGTAATGTCGATAAAACCGCTTTGACAGCGGCTAAAGACGCTAAAAAAGAAGCATTAACACCAGTATAGTGTCAATCTTTCGAGGCATTGCTGGAAGAATGAAAATATAATTTTAACTTGGGGAATGAGAATGCCGCATGATTTGATAACGCTTGAAAACAAAAAGAACTCTGAATTAGTCGTCATCATGACTAAAGAGGGTGGTGACGATACGCTTGATCGTATTGTCAGTCAGATTGCTTTAGATGCAAATAGCCTTGTCTTTGATAGCAATACCAAAAAAGGCTTAGATGGCATTAAATCCAATGCTTATTCGGTAAAGCAAAAGAAATCCGCTATTTTAAAAGCAGGTAAAGACCTGACTAGAGATTTAAAGGCTATTCCCAATCTGATTATTGACAGCATGAAGCAGGTTGAATCTGAGCTTGATTATACCTACGACATGGTGAGAATGCCATTAACTCATCACGAAGCCTTGATTATGAATAAGGCGTATGATGACGACAAAGAAGTTGAACGACTTGCTGAGATAGCAAGGGTTGAGGCTGAACAAGTCGAAAATGAACGGATGTTTGCATTATTGTGGGATGAAGCTCATGTAATGAATGACCGCTTTGACATTGACAAAGAAAAGGCTGAAATTGCGAAAGCCAAGCAAGCCGAACAGGACGAAAAAGAACGCTTAGCGCGTGAAGATGAACTGGTCGAACAAGGCAGGTTAGCCGCTGAACAGGCAAGCAAAGACGCACTGGAAAAAGCTGAACGTGAAAAACTCGAAGCTGAACAGCGCGAAAAACAGGCGGTTGAAGCCGCGCGGGTTGCTAAAGAAAACGCTGAATTATTGGAAAAACAACGATTGATTGATGCTGAAAATGCGCGTGTTGCTGCATTAGAAAAAGCTGAACGTGAACAATTGCAAGCGGTTGAAGACGAACGCAAGCGTGTTGAAGCAGAAGCGGCTAAACAGAAAGCTATTGATGATGCAAGAAAAGCCAATATTGAACATCGAACCGAGATTAAAACAGCGGTGAAGCTGGCATTGATTGCGTCTGGCTTGACCGATGAACAGGCTATCAATGTTGTTAAATTAGCGTGCGCTGGCAAATTGGGTGCGTTGAAAATCGAATTTTAATTAATCAGCCCCGTGTAATGATGGGGCGTAACTTGGAAAATAATAATGCAAAGACAATCTCCAGTTGAAACGCGAAAAGTAATAGAACTTGTTAATTTAATGGTACTTTCTGGAATAGGGTTTATCCCTGTACCTTTTACCAGCGAAGATGAGCGAATTACTCTGGCTGAATTATCAAATGCCAATCTTGAAAAAATGGCAATAATGGCAGAATCGGAAGGTGATAAATGAGCTTACATACCAATATCTACGATGTTCTTCAACGATGTAAGGATAGCGAATCAACGCTGGCGATATTCAAGGCTGAGAAGCCAAATAAGTTTAATGTACTGTTTGCCGATTCCGTGCAAACTCAGATTGATATTAAAAAGAAACGCGGTTTCATCGGGCTGCTTGAAGTCGGTGGTTCGCTTGATGATTTAGAAAAACTATTGAAGGAAGTTAAATAATGTCGAATGTTTTTAATGCAGTTGTAACGTGTACTCGCGATGCGGAAGTTAGATTTATTCCGTCTGGTCAGGCTGTTTTAACGGTAAACGTAGCAAATAATCAGGGTTTCGGTGATAAACAAACGACACTGTTCATTCGTGTTCAATTGTGGGGTAAGCGCGCGGAAGGACAGCTAAAAGACTTCCTTTTGAAAGGTACAAAAATCTTCATTTCAGGAGAATTGACGCAAAGCAGTTATACTGGTAATGATGGTGCTGCAAAAACAAGCCTTGAACTAAATGCTAACATTATTGAGTTGGTGAGCAAAAAAGGTGATTCACCAGCACAAGGTCAACAACCTGCTGCACAGTCTAAAAATGAACCACCACGCAACAATCAACCTACGCATGGCGATAACTTTGATGCGGATTATTCCGATGATATTCCTTTTAATTAGAATCGTGCTATAATGAGCTTTATTTTATCACTAAGGATAAAGCTATGTGCGATTCAAAGATATGTTTTAAGTGTGACACCCGTAAGCCATTAACTGAGTTTTACAAGCACAAGGGAATGGCTGACGGGTATTTAAACAAATGTAAGGAATGTAATAAAAAAGATGTTAAAGAGAATACTGAAAAGAATAAAGATTATTATGTGGAGTACGATAGGCAACGAGACCAGTTATCGCATAGAATTGAAATGAAAAAGAAGTATTCTCAAACAGAAGCAGGGAAAGAGTCCTGTAGAAAGTCAAAAAAAAATGGTCAGAAGAAAATGTAATAAAACGAGCCGCTAGTCACATAATTAATAACGCAGTCCGTGACGGCAAAATAATAAAACCGTCATCATGTTCACAATGCAATGTAACAGGCGTAAGAATACATGGGCATCACGATAACTACGCCTACCCAATGACCGTTCGATGGCTATGTTCTAAATGTCACACAGCGTGGCATAAAGATCATGGTTCAGCGATAAACGGATAGCAAGCCAAAGCCCTGTTAATTCAGGGCTTTTCATATCACAAAACAGGAAAAATAATGAAACAACCCTTGCAAGTAAAAATTAAACGATTGGACAAAAACGCAGTTATCCCAACTTATGCAAAAGACGGCGACGCTGGCATGGATTTAGTAGCAACAACAATTAAATTTCCAAGCGATAAAGTATCGTACGGAATTGGATTAGCCGTTGAGATTCCAGATGGCTATTTAGGTCTTATATTTCCTCGCTCGTCAATTAGAAAGATAGACTTGGAATTGTGTAATTCCGTTGGTGTTATTGATAGTGGGTATCGCGGTGAAATTGAAGTTACGTTTACTAGAGTTGGTGACGCTCGTTATAATCTTGGTGACAAAGTAGCTCAGTTAATAATTATGCCATATCCTCAAATCAAATTTGAAGAAGTCTATGAATTATCGACAACTGAGCGAGGTGCTGGTGGTTTTGGTTCAACTGGTGTGTAACCAATAATATTGATTCAGTTGTAATTGGACTATCAACTAAAAAATTAGCAGTAATTATGTCGCCTTTGTTTGCTCATGCCTTTAATGTATTGGCATGAGCAAACAAAATAAAAGGATAGCAAGTGTAAATATAAAAATTTAAGTAAGTAGTTTTTTCATTTCATCCACCTGTGGTCATGTTTAAATGCTAAATAATATTTAAGTTTAAATCCCCGTATTTTAAACTTATTTTCGCGTTTAAAAAATATATTCCACCGCCGTTTAGATTGCAGTGCATAGTATTTTTTCACTTCTTAACCTCCTTGATTTTCACTCTACGCGTCTCTTTCGCAATATCAGCATCAATCAATGCTCTAATGTATAAAGACTTGCCATAGTCATTAAATTGCACTACCTGTTCATCTGAAAGCCTGATGGTTATCTTGTTGCGCAATGGTTTTTTGTGTCGTACCTGTGTTGCCATTATAATTCCTGTTTTGTTAATATTAATTTATCATATCACGTCATACAAATGTATGACAAATAAATTGACATTAAAAACCATCGTGATATTATTTCAGTCACCGAAACGGTAAATTTTAAAAATCACAAGAGTATAATATGAAGCGTAAAAGCGAAAATACAATCTGTAACAAAATAACAACGAGTATTTTTAATCGCAAGGCTTTGGAGTCGGTTTTAAATTAGCACTTATGCGCAATTGAATCAGTACAACCTTTTTATAAACGTGAGACACACAAATGAAAGATATTTTATATATTTGTACGCTAATAAGCGTAATTTCAGCGGTTTGTTTTATTATTATTGGTGCAAATATAGATATAGTGCAATTGTGTTTTTTAGTTGCAATTTTAAGCGGGCAAGTAGCGAGTCAATTTAAATGAAAACACCAGTGCAAATCGCCGCAGATAAACGCCATAAAGCGTTATCACTGCCAACAGCCCGCGCTAAGCCACGCAATACACAACAGTTAGTTATTGCGCCGCGTAGTGCAGCAATTTACCCAGATTGGAATAAACACAATGAGCGATAAATTACCCGATGATGTTGTGCTAAAGGTGGATGATGTTGTAGGTGATAGCATTTGCTCATGTATAAGTTGTTATTTTTTATACACAGAGCAAAGATGTCCTACTGAATGGCGCAAAGAAAGCGGTGTATTTGTGCGGTCATGCACTAACGACCGCGACGTGATTTTTAAAGAAATTGGAGAAAGTGATGGGAGATAAAGATTTTGAACAATGGTGGAATAAAAATCAAAAAAGTTTTGATTGGTCGATACAGAAAGAAATAGCTTATGCCGCTTGGAAAGCAGGGCAACAGCAACCAAACCCGCATTCAGCACTTATTGCGCAGTGTGAGCAGGACAAAATTGATTATCCTGATTTTTATGAGCAACTGTATCAATTCAAAAGCCCAAACGGTTGGGAGACACTAGACAGGATGTTTAATGCGCCATTCTTGCCACAAATTGAGCATAGAGTACACCCACACCGCGAAAGCATCATTAAGTGGCATGGGTGTAGTAATGCGGATAAATTGCGTTGGGAGTACCAATGGAAAGACACCAAATGGGTTGATAATTGGATAACTTGCAGAAGCCAAGAATGGAGTGAAAAATATAATTACCGACTGCGCCATCGCACCTGCAAAGTAACGCTAGAAAATGGCGACGTGCTGGAATATCCTGAGCCGTGCCGTGAGCCGTTGGAAAACGGAAAAAGATATTGGGTTGCTGCGTCGTCCACTAAGGCTGTATTTTTTGACACATGGAACGGTCATATAGAAGATTACAATAGAACAGAATGCGGTAGCATTCATCTAACCGAACAAGCCGCCAATCAACATTTATCCGTGCTGCAAGCAGTCAATGCGCAAGTGTCAGAATGAGTACATACCAAAAGCTAATAGCATTCATTCAAGCGGTGTCGATAATAATTCTGGCACTGCACATTATTGAAATCAAAAAGGATATAATTGAATTAAAAACACAATTATATGCTGTCGGCAATCAAACATCATTTTAACAACACCGCCCGATGAAAGTCTGGCGATTGAGGATTTATGGGCATGAAAAAATGGCACGAAAACATTCCCGCTAGCGGGGTGTTGTGTAAATGCAATGGAAACTTTATTGCATTAGTAACTAGATATGACGCTGCACATGAAGGTATGCCGTTTATCGGCAGCGGTCAAAGGTTTAACAAAGACGTACCACTAACAGCCGCTGAATGGTGGATTTTTGCGCCTTGGCAGGATATGGATAGTGCGCCGCTTAGAAAGGCCATTTTAGTAATGGAAGCCGATGGTGTTATTTTAAATCAAATGCTTTTAGCAAGTTTTGAACGCGAAAATTATATTAAATGGCTACCACTGCCAAAGGCTGACAAATGAGTATTGAGCAGATAGTACAGCAAGCGATTGATGAGTTTGGCGAATTGGCGCATGAGCGGTTTACACGGCGGTACGCTCCGCATTTTTCTGACACCCAGTGTCAGCTGCAAAATAATAGCGACTTTAGCGATTATGACTTGCAAGACACTCATTTAAAACCACTGCCCGAATTATTTGCGCACGATGTTAAAGTCTATGGTGATGATGCTTATTTAATGTGGGACATTGACACACAATGGGTATTGAAATTTAATTTTTCTTTTAACTGCAACTTTACTGTCGAGTGTGCTTTAACCGATGGTCGCTCATTAGTTAAACGTAAAGCCTCAGCCTATCTGCCATTCTGCCTTGATCGGGCAAAAGCGGGTGATGTTGTAGAATGGTTTAACGGTAATAAGTGGGTTTTATTAGCGTTAAAATTCTGTAGTAATCATTTTATTTTAAATAATGAATTGATGTATCGTAGTCTAAACGGAGCATCAGATAATATTTGTTTGTGCGATTTACGAATGAAATACCAAAGGCGGTTAAAATGATATTAAGATTTTTATTAGTGCGTATCGTGTCAATTACACTTTCTTTTTTGGTGGGATTGATGCTTTTATTATCATGTTTATTTTATTTGATATAAAGGCGGTGCAAAATGATTGAGTATAAAATAGTACAAGGTGTTGACAGATTTGCAGTTGAAAAAAAAGTTAATGAATTTCTTAGTATCGGATATGCACTACATGGCGGTGTAAGTATGTTTTGTGGGAACTACACAATGAGTTTTGCTCAGGCATTAGTAAAAGAAAAACAGGCCGTAAAATGTAACGATGAAATAATGAATTTGAGAGGTGATGAGCTGGATTGTTCCGTGGCTATTGCAATGAAGCATAAAGCTAAAATTACTGCATTTGGCTGTAAAATTGCAGATTGGAATAAAGTTAGAACAAAAGTAAATGGATGCAGATTTAACCCAAATAATAACGGACAACAGCTATTAGAAATCATGGAACGCGAGAAAATAAGTGTTACGCCCTGCGCACCTGATTTATGGGAAGCTGAGATTGTGATTGATGATATTTTTTATGTAGCAACAGGTAAAACAATCAACGAAGCGGTCCTACGCTGCTACTTGCTTGGTAAACAAGGGGGTAAAAATGGCTAATCGACCGTTTGCAGTTGGTGATTTAGTCGTCACTCTCAATAATGGTGTTGGTGCTATTATTGAATTCGATGAATATAATAAATATATCATTGTCGCCCTTGCATCTCTCACAAAATGGGGTAGCAACGAAAGAGGTTATTATGATACCAATTATGGTAATAATTATAGCAAAGATTCACAAACAGACATTGTATATTTTACTAGATGCAAGATAAAAACAATCCGCACACCACGCAAAGGTAGCAAAGAAGCGCGGGATATTTGCGCTATGTTATTACGACAATATATCAAATTTGTTAAGTTTTATATATTTGAGGGGTGTGGATTTGAGAGACCTTATCATAATAAAGAAATAAAGCATTATTATGACGACTGGAAATCAAAACATTCAATTTACCTGTGTTACCAAAAAGCTAAATCAATGCTGAAATAACCGCCTATCCAAGACTAAGCGGTAATAATAACCCCAACGCAATACGCCACACATCCTTTTTAGTGATGTGTGGAAAAGTATTTTAGTAAAAATAACATTCTGATATGGTTATGCTCATAACAATGCGCACTCTGCTTTTATAAATAAAGGTACTTTATCATTTGCATAATTAATGCTTCCCATCGCCGATAGCAGCGTTCTAGCGTTTAAATAATATGTGGTTTTTGATGCCAAGGTAATAATATCCTGTGCTGATGTTTTCTCTACATGAATCTGTGTCGTACTGCTACTTTCATGATAATAATAATCTGATAGCGCAGTATTAGTTTCCGTATTATTTCCTGTCGATAACGTCACCTCGATACTAGAATTAACTAGCCCCGATGAAATATAAGAAATTACAGAATAACCAAGATACCACACGCCAATTGGAACGCTTATCTGTGACGCTGTTGTTCCGATGTTATACCAAGTATTAGCCGTCGGTGTTGCCTGTGTTCTAAGCGTTGCATCAGTGACAGTGACTGTCCATTTTGCAGGACTAAGTGGAAAGCCAAACGGGGATTTTACAACTGAAAAATAAGGCAGTGTAATTGCCGCATTAGCAAGCGTGTAATCTGTACCACCGTAAACAGTGATAATTGTTTTACTTGCTGTGTATGAACCGACCGCCGTCACGATAAAATACTTTGCTGTAGTTTGAGTTAGTTTTATTCTGTTACCAACCGCAATAAACCCAGTAACATCGGCTGCGATTGAAAATTGAAACGTCGGGCTATCGGCAGTTTCATAAGTACACACACCTAACGCTACCCAGCCTGATACTACTGATTCACCCGTACCGCCGTTTGCAATAGGTAAAACACCTGTTACCCCTGTAGTCAAAGGTAACCCGATTGCGCTGGTTAAATTGGCGAAACTTGGTGTTGTGATGTTTGGTGTGTTTAAAGTACAGTTGTTTGCAAAAACATTGCTACCAGTGCCAGTCTCATCTGATACCCACGCTAAAAGATTTGCCGATGTAACGCCATTTGCTGTTAGAGTGGTTACGCCTGTAGTATTTGCTGTCACTGCACCTGAAATTGGATAGCCTGTGCAACTGGTTAAGTTGCCACTTTGCGGAGTTCCTAAAATAGGTGTGGTAAAATTTGGGCTTGTCGATAAAACAGTGTTTCCACTTCCTGTAGACGCAGTAACACCTGTTCCACCATTTGCTACAGGTAAAGTTCCAGTAGTTTGAGTGCTTAAATTTACCGATGATAACGTACCGCCAAGAGTTAAATTACCACCACTTGTTACGTTGCCAGATAGCGTCAAGCCATTAACCGTGCCGTTACCTTGTACATACGTCACGTTACTATTGGCTGCAATACTGTCCAGTTTCCCCGCGTAAGTGCTGGTCATGTAGCCATTAACTGACGATGTAGCCGCTGCCATGCTTATATCTGGGCTTGTCCCCCCACTTGATACAACTGGGGCAGTAGCGGTTACATTGGTAACTGTACCGCTGCCATTGGCAATAGTTACGTTCGTTACGTTGGTAACTATGCCTTTGCCATTCACCGTAATAATAGGTACTATCGTGGCATTACCAAAAACACCAGCGTTATTATTTACAGTTGCTAGTGTAGCGGTGATGCTAGATGTGCCTGAGCCAGATATATCACCACTTAAAGTTATGGTTTGGTCACCCGTATTCGTTCCGCTAGTGACATTGATAACAGCTAAATTAGCATCAGTAACATATTGTTTGTTAGTTGATGTCGATATGTTAGCGGTAGTTAGTGTAATGTTAGCAGAAAGATCTGCATTGTTAATCGTCCGTGTACTTTGCACATACCCGCTTAAATTTTGGTCACCTGTGTTCGTGCCACTGGTTGCATTGATAACGATTAGCTTTGCGTCCGTAACATAATTTTTGTCAGTAGATACACTTACATTAGCCGTCGTCAGTGTGATATTGCTGGATAAATTAACGCCGTTGATAGTTGTTGATTTCAACGCTAACGTGCTTAAATCCTGGTCGCCTGTATTGCTTCCAGATAAGGTAGTGATACCAAGTTTTGACTTAATAGTCGCCGTTGTTTCATCACCAGTGTTAGTGTTGCTAGTCTGGTTTAAAACAGTCAACTTTGCATCGGTGATGTAATTTTTATCCGTTGATGCCGTGATATTGGCAGTGGTTAGCGTGATATTTGATGACAGATTAACGCCATTAATCGTAGTTGATTTTGTAACTAAACCACTTAGGTCTTGGTCGCCCGTATTTGTACCACTAGTCTGATTAAGTATCGCTAGGCTTGCATCGGTCACATAGTTTTTGTCGGCAGAAGCGGCAACATCAGCCGTGGTCGCATTACCTTTAAGCGCAGTTGTTCCATTACTACCAAGCGTTAAATTGCTTGTTCCTTTGCTTTCCCAGTCGGTGTATTTACCTGACGTAACCTGCCCTGATTGCGTGGCGTTGGCATTTTGCAATATCAATGACAGATAATTGCTTGTCACGTTACCTGTAAACCCGTTACCGTCCGTAAACCCTGCTATTCCGCTGATATTACCACCGCCAGTAATAATCATGTCACCACTACCAAGGACAGAATTACCATTGATGGTCTTAATGTTAGTGCCAGATATTAACGTGCCTTGTTTGTCATTTAACGCGGTCTGTGTAGCATTGCTTATTGGTAATTCTAGCGGTGCAACATCGGTTACGTTAGATAAGCCAATTTGTGCTTTGGTAACGCCGTGAGGGTTTGATGTATTTGCGGTATGGTTGCTTAACGATGAAACATTGCCTTGCAACGTGGTTATGTTTGATGTTGCACCGCTCAGGATGCTATTAGTTGTATTCGCGTCGCCTGATAAGGTTGTTGTAAGATTTTGCAGTGCAGTAACATTGCCCGTAGTCGCAACGCCTAAGTCACCTCGGTACGCGGTTAAATTTGTACTGCCAAGCACTAAAGCATCAGTGACATTCAGCTTAGTAGTCGCTAAAGATGTTGTGTTGTTGGTCGTTTCAATCAACATCACGTTAGTAGCGTTCAAATTGCTAGATAGTGTTGCTGTCTGGTTTTGTAATTCAGTTACATTCGATACCGCACCTGAAAACGCATTAAATGATGACGCGGTTAGTTGACCGTCTTGAGTGGCATTGGCATTCTGCAAAGTTAAAGACAAGTTATTGTTTGTGACATTACCCGTAAAACCGTTTGCATTAGTAAACCCAGCCAAACCAGTAAAATTCCCAGTATCTCCAGAGTCTCCTTTATCGCCCTTGTCACCCTTAACGCCTTGAATACCCTGTGCGCCTTGCGCTCCGCCTGTGTGAACAAAAACAGGTTTATCGTTGCTGGCAATGACTATTTGTGGGTCTGTTCCTATGATGATAGCCATTAGTCAGTTACCTCTTTAGATGCTTTTAACGTGCCTTTTCTGAACGGATAGACGCGCCCTGCGGGGTCTTCTATTTCAATGTCATAGACTGCACTGTCAAATGATTTAACGGCGGTTATGGAGGCTGGAACGTGGACTTTAACGCCGTATGGATTTGTGACCGTGTAAACAGTATCGACTATTAAGGTAACGCCATTGACAACACTACCTGCTAATAAAGTGAATGTTTCACTGGCTTGGGTAAAAATAGTTAATCCTGTAGTTTCAGTAGTAAAATCCCAGCCAGTGATAGGTAATACATCGTCAATATCTAACTTGGCTTTCATTCGGGCTTTCCAGCCTGTTAGATTGACTGCGCCCATAGCATCATCAAGATACCATCTGGTAAATACGATGTCTTTGCCTCTGTCGAAGCTAATGTTTTCTTTTGGAGCGCGGAAGTCTGCCATTGGTATTCCTTCAAGGGATAGTATGTCTCACGACACGGGTTATTGGCTAATTATACAGTGTTTTATTGTGATTGGTGGTATAATAGTTTTGTGATTCGAGTCACAGAAAAAGAAATTAAATGAAGCTAGATTTTATGCGCGGGGTCAATTTCTTTACCCACTCGAACGCGCTAGAAAGTCTGGCTTTTTTTATTGGACAAAACGTAATGAAAAAGTTAATTGAAGTAAGTAAAAATGTAATTGGAAATAGTGAAGTTAATGCCGTTTCTGCTAGAGATATTCACAAGTTTGTAGGTAGTAAGCAAGACTTTTCCCACTGGATTAAGTCAAGATTAAAGCAATTAGGCGCATTGCAAGGTGTTGATTTTATTGACGATAAAATTATCGTCAAAGGAATCAATAACTTAGATGTAGTTAAATCTATTGAATATTACGTTACTATCGACATTGCAAAACATCTTGGTATGATGGAGCGTAATGAAAACGGCTACAAAATACGCCAATACTTCATAGATATTGAAAAAAACGAAACAGTAAAAGCTCTTCCTTCTATGTCAGAAGCGGCTAATGCTGCGGTTATTTTTGCCGAAGCAATGAGACTCCCTGATTCTGGAAAACTAATGCTATTTGAGACAGTGAATAAAAGCTATGGTTCTCCGATGACATTACCGTCTTACGCGATTGATTCTGGAACTCAAGTATCAGGTTCAAGCCGTGCTACATTTTCGGTTACTCATTTACTAAAAGAACATGAGGCTAATATTTCTCCAATTGCTTTTAATAAATTACTTGAGGAAGATGGGTTGATTGTCACATTGAGTCGAGAATCATTCAACAAAGGCAAGGCTGTTGTAAAACCATATAAGTCGGTTACAGAAAAAGGACTAGCTTATGGTAAGAATGTAACTAGTCCACAAAATCCACGCGAAACCCAACCGCATTGGTTTGGTGATTCATTTTCTGAATTACTTAATGAATTAGGATTGTAGTCAATAACCCCACCAATATTAAAATACACCTTGGTGGGGTTTTGTTTTAGCGATAAGCAATAATCTTATCATTCAAGCGTTTCATTTGCTTGGTAATCATATCCTGCTTAGCTTGTACCTGTTCTTTCGGTGCGTCGCGGTCAATTAACACCTTTTTCTGCTTAACAAGGCGTTTCACAATCTTCTCGATGGCGACTCCTGAATTAACAGCGTTAGCTTCTGGATAATCGGCTAAATAAGCGGGTATTTCACTCGCTTTTTTCTTATCGCGCATATCATCCATTTCAGCTTTGTGTTCATGCAGTTTGATCAGGTTTTCATGATAGGCTGCCGATTCATTTGCTCCACCTGATACATCGCCGTAGAACCTACCTATAAGCGGTATTTTGTGTTTTGGTATTTCTTCGCCACTGGCAAAATTAGAAGCAGTTTGATAGCCTTTTAGAATTTCTCTACCTGTGCCGCCGAATAATTGACCTACAACATAATCAATCTGGTCTGGTGTTGGACTCCATAAACCATGTTTAGCATCTGTTCCGCCTGTTGCCCAGTTTGCCCAATACGCTAACCATTTGCTTGCATCGGTAGCAGAGTCTTTAGTGCGTGAAAATCCTGTGGTCGGATTGAGCGAGTTAAAATCTTCTTTGTAGATAGATTTACCAGTCCAATCTTTGTTACGCGCTAACGACATTACAGGGTCTAAAACGGTTGGCATTGCCGCGCCCAATAAGTCACTGCCGCCTAATGGGTTGAATGCGCCCACTGTTGACCCAGCTAAATCTAGCAAGTGCTGTGTATTGGTCGTTTTCTTTGAGCCGAAAGCCATTTCAACTGCTTTTCTACCGATGTTAGGTAGAATGTGATAACCCAACGGCATAGGAATGGCAATATAACCGCTTTCAGTCATCGGTGCGGGAATAATCAAACTGCGTTCCTTGATGAACTCAGGTATTTTATCCCAGTCATCACCCATAGCTGTCATAGCCATAACAGTCATTGCCGCGCCTAATCCAATACCACCGACTAAAATCCGCTTGCCGTTATCACTCAAGCCGCCGTTTTCATCAAACATGGTTTCATGAATACGCGCTGTCCCTTGCACTGCGGCGTTGAAAAATGCGTACATTGCTCCGACTTTTGTAGTCACCGCGCCCTTTTTGTTAAAGTTTACAGTGATATTTTTAGATATACTAGCGGCTTTAGCTTTATCTAAATTATTTTTGCTATTGGTCGCTGTCATGTACACAGCCAAGCGCGTAACGTTCTCCATAAGCGTATTAAAGTCACTCAAGCCGTACTTGATAATCATCCACGTTTTACGCGCCTTAGATGGGCTAATTTCTTTAACTGTGTCATCAATAAACTTGGTTCGGTCTTTAATATCGCCAAACATTTGACTAAAGCCTGTCGTACCGCCTTCCAAGTTGAACTCATTAAACGTGGCTACCAACGCTGGATCGGCTTTCATTCTACCTAAGCCCATTAAAATTGCTTTATACGCCTTTGGCATATTGGCAATAACGCTTTTTTGTTGCCCTTTCAATGCAGTGCTAGATAGGTTTAACGCCATGCCCTGAGTATCACGGACTAAGTTCACAATCCCGAAAATAGCATTATATTGCGTATTAACCGAAGCTAACCAGCGTGTACCCTGTGCAACAAATGATTCAAATTTATCTAAATCCACCCCGTCCATTTTTTTGATGCTTAATGCCAATCGGGTATTATTTGGATTGTCTTCATTAAATACTATCGCATGGTCTACGCCGTCAACCTTGTACATCACCACGTTATCACGCATTTTAAATAGCGGGTCTGGTACTTCACGATTTAAGCCGTTGCGTTCCTCGGTAATCATTGGCACATCATTCAGAGTAGCAAATTTCTTGTCTGGATTTTCAGCAATAAAATCAGCAATTGATCGTAAGACTATTTGATGCTCACCGTGTCGAATCGCTTTTTCGTAGTCTTCCTGCAATGATTCCATCATGGTAGCATATTTATCAATCGCTTCTTTGCGCGTCAATGGCGTTGCTTTTTTAAGCTCTGCTCCTTGCTCTGGCGTGATCGAGCCATACGAAACACTATCATCTATCGTACTATCGCTTAATGCTTTAATTTTTCTGTTTAATCTGGTTAATTCAGTGCGTTGTGCTGGTGTTAATGATGCCAGAATATCATCGGCTTCTTTATCTGTTAGTCCTGATAGCGACAAGCGTTCTGCTTCTGTACCTTTAAATGCTTGGGCGTTCTGCCATTTTCTAACTTCTTTTCTAGCCGCTGGTTTATCGGTA